TCATGGCACGTTATAACCTGCATGATTATCTGGATGATCAGCGTCACTGGCTTGCTGTTTGGCAGGATCACCTTGAGAAGCTGGTTGGTCAGCCTCTGGTTTGATCCCCACGTTATCTTCCCAGGCCAGCAGGTCTGAAAGTCTCCACCTTTTAGGGCTGCCATTTATTTTAGGCTGCGGGAATGGCTGAGCAAAGTAAGAGGGCATCCGGGATGGGGTGCTCCAGAAATAGAGTGTGCTGCGCGAAATTTTGTATCTGGACAGAACGTCATCGGTTATCAAAATTTCATCTGATTTATGAGATGTATTAGTCATAAAAACCCCTTAGTTACATTGTCCAGGCAGATGGTGTCGCCGGCGCGCGCAGCTCATGGCTGTGGCCACATAGCTACTTTTTCTGTTAACAACTTCTACAGTGATCTTTGAGCCTTGAACCACCACCGTATAAGTTCTTTTCGTTTTCTGTCGCCCGTAGGCTCCATAAAGCTCAACGTGTTTTGCCAGTGCCGCATCGCACGCCTGGCGGCCCAGCGGTGATTGTTTGCTTCGGTTAATCAGTCGCATATACACCTCACACAAAGACATCAACCGGATCGCCAGCTGCGCGCGCGTTGTCGTTCGCTTCACGGCGGAGGCCGAGAACATAGCCAACGGGATCCCAACTGGACAGAATTGCATTGAGCTCTTTATGGCTGTGCCAGGTTGTCAGGCGTTTTTTAAGCTCGCAGGCGCAGGCGCGCACGTTCGCCCGGGTGGGGCCGGCCATCTTCATGCATAAGCACAAAGTCAGAAGCAGATCCGAATATTCGTCGGCGGCTGCACGCAATGCTGCCGGGTCGATGCTGGCTTCCAGCTCAGGTAATCGATGTTTAAGACTCATGCTGTCAGCTCCTCAATTCGTTTGAACTTAATAACCCAAACCCATGGATTGGAATTCCATGATTCGTCGCTGTAGATTGATTTCCAAAGGGTTACGAATGAGCCGCGGGCGCTCAGTTGATGTTGAGTCCAGCCTGGCTGATAGTGCTTCCAGAAGCCCCCTCGTAGCTTCGCCACGCCTTCTGCCTGAGCATCATGCTCGTTGATAGCGTTTAGCCGCTCAACCCGCACGTCGGTGATTTCCAGCAGAATGCGGCTGGCTGCTCTCGGCATATGAATGGAAGGTTTCCAGCACGAACGGCCATCTTCATAACCATCGTCATCACCCCAAGTAAAATCACCATCAGCTGCATAAATGGCGTAGCCAGAGTAATAGCCATTGCCAAACGGCATTTCGTGAATGGCAGTCGCGGGGCGATCAGGAACCCAGTCAATCATCAAGCCATCGTCACTAAAGGCGTGACTGGCAACGCCCCAAGTTTCACGCACCCAGATGCGGTCACCTACGGCGCCGAACGGGCATGGGTGCCAGAAGTCGCAAGCATGCTCTGCATCTTCGCTCCACGGCCAATTGCTACCGTCTTCGCGCTCACCAATTTCAGTGAACCGAGTCTGTTTCCATTTGATAGGCCGCCGGGTCTGCGTCTTCCGGCCGTCGAGGATGGCCCGCACCATCTCCCCGTTAAAAATCATTCCGCGTTCAGCAATTTTCGTCATATCGTTACCGGGAGGGCGGACCCTCCCGCCTCCCTTAGCCCACGTATTCCGGTTTCATGTCGTCCAGGGTGATGCGGAACTGGTCATACAGTTCATCACCGAGGTGGCGGCGCGATGAGGTCAGGGTGCTTTCTGCCTTCGCGAATAACGCTTCGGCTTCCGGATCCCCCGGGTTAGGAAGTGAATTTATGGCGGCCTCAACTTTGTTCTTCGCATCAACAAGGTAGTAGCGTTTCACCGCCTTACTCTTCAGTTCGGTATACAAAGCAGTACCCAGCAGAGCTTTCTGTGATTCGATGTCTACACGAATGGCTTTGGCCTGGTCCACTGAGTCAGCTGTTTCAATCCGCTCTCGGAGTTCGTGAGCAACAGAGTCAACGTTAGATGCAGGCTCTTGCGTGCTGGTGGAATCGCCAACGGAGTGTGTTATCTCATTCAGCGTGACCTTTTCTGTCTGCGCCGGGTTGATAACTCTTTCTTCGCGTTCGTCAATTTCATCGGCGGTATAGACCCCGAGGATCACATCCGGGCAGTACAGTCGCGCCCAACGTTTAACGGCGAGATAGGCCAGTTGCTGACGGGGGTCGCTCGCCCACAGTGTAGAGTTGCGGACTTGTGCCTGCGAAAGCATCAGCACAAGCTCGCGAGGTTCTGATTCTCCTTTGAGCGTTGCCCAGGCGCGGACGCCCACGCCAGCTTCATCTTGCAGATCCCAGCCCGGCGCGATGTAGTCGTTACCTTTGCCGCTGGTTTTTTTAATGAAGCGGCCAACGATATTTTCCCATGCACCAAACCATTCAAAATGGATCCGGTCTTTGGTTGGAGCCATGGTGTTAATTACCGCATTCACCAGTTGCGCCTCATAGCCAAGCACACCTGAGTTACCCACGATGAAGGTTTTCTGTGCCACTGCAAACGGATCCATACCCCAACGCGCTGCCTGCATCACTACAGCCATGCACGCATCTGGTTTCCCGCGATAATGCTCAGGCACGAAGTTTCCACTATTGGCCATTACTTCCGAGAGCGTGCGCAGGCGGTTGAACAATTCACCGTTCGTCAGGATAGAAACGTTGTCGATCTTCTGGGTCTGGTTTTCAGTAGTTGCGACTAAATTGGACATTGTTATTCCCCCTTATGCCTGTACGCGCAGCGCTTCGAGACGGCGCATATCAAAATCGTTAAGTTCTTCGGTGTAGTCTTCGGTAATCGGCGCCGGCCATTCGCCAGTGTCGAAACCGTTCGCGATGGCACGCATTGCTTTGCGATATTCCAGCATGCCGAGTTCCAGCAGTTCTTCGGATGCCTCGATGATGGCGATCCAGTGGTAGTTCTCGTCTTTGTTGACGAATATCCAGAAGAACTGGTCAAGGGCTGCGGTTTCGCAGTACATAGCCGCGCTCAGGTGGTAATCGCGCTCGATGATTTCCCGGTGCAATTTGGCGCGCAGGCCTTCCTGCTTGATGTTCCACATGCTGATGGTTTTCAGGTCCGAACCGATGCGCAGGCCGCCCATGTCTATCTCAAGGTCAGGACGCACACGAACTTCCAGCCCGGTTTCCTCATCAATGCCGAAATAACTCACCTCGACGGCACGGCTCGGGTGCGTCAACAACTTGCCGGCGGTAGGGTGATTCAACAGTGCTTTCTGAATGGCCAGTGCCGTAGCCAGCTGCTGGCGGGTAACCAGCACTTTTCCTTCAGGGTTCTCGCGCCATGCATCCAGCAACTCATCGGCAAACACGGCATCCGGTTTAACCGATTTCACGGCCTGAATCAGATCGGCCTTTGTGCCAGAGACTTTCAGCGGCTGCGCCTTCTGCGCTTCCTGAGCAACCATGTCAGGGTTAATGATTGCCAGCTGTTCCAGTAAGGCATCGCGGCTGCCGCTGGTTTTCACCTGGGCGGGCAGAGTAGCGTTATATTCCTTGATGCATGCCTTCATTGCGGTAGCGGTTTGCTTTTGACCGTCTTCAATGCGCTGGAACTCAGCAGGCAAAGACATATAACCCTGGCCGGTTTCTTCAACTGATGTACCCAAAGGAACCTGGGCGGGCAGGGTCGCGTTGTATTCCTCCAGGAATCTCTTGATGTCATCTGCGCTGAGCAAAACCGGAAGCCCGTTGTTGTATTCGTCGATAAACGCGCGGATCGTCGCAGTCGTGGTGAAAGCGCCTTCCGGGATTTCCGGCTCGATGCTGAATTCTTTTTCCAACTGATCAGGCTGCAGCACCAGTGCATGCACCAGATTGCCCATATCCAGAACAGGGGAGCGTACCTTCTGGATGGTTTTGGATACGTGGCGCGCCTCGAAATACATCAGCGAAACCCGCGCATCTTTAACCATCGTGGAGCTGATGCCGTTAGCGGCGTGGTAGACCTCATTTGGCACGCCTTCATATCGACCTGGCTCGAAATAATTCGGCCATACTGGCGCTGCTTGTTCAGCCTCTTCCTCTTCATCTTCATCGCTATGAGCACTCTCGGAAACCTGGCTTTTCAGCACTTCGGCGGTAAGATCCGGGCAGCGTTCAGCCAGTATTTTGCTCATGTTCACGGCAGTTGTTTGCGCAGGAGACTCATCAGCGCCTTCGCCTGCTGATACCGCATTATCATTTTCGTCTTCGACCGGCTGAGCCGTTTCCATCTGCACATTGCTGGTGGTTTCCCCGGAATTAGCTGGATGTAATTTTTCTTCTGCAGCGCGCTGGCGCGCCTGGTCCAAGATAGAAAGTGCTGGTGCTGGTGCTGGTGCTGGCTGGTTATCCATCAGACCATCAATCGAAAAAACACCATTGCCCATGTTTGAAACTTCAGGCTGTTTGGGTTTGGTCAGATCTTCGGTTATCCACTTCGGATCCGTGGGGTCACTGATACCTTCGACATATTCGCCGCGTTCGGCGGCCAGAACCTGATTAGCGTCAGGGCGTTTCTTTTGCGCTTCTTTCACCAGTTCGGTGCCAATTACCTGAAAATCAGTTGGGAGAGTTTCCAGGTCCGGCACACCTTCATCTCCATCGATAGCCTTTTTCACAGCGTCCAGAGTGACGGCGGCAGATGAAACATGACCAGCTTTCTCAAGCGTCTCAGCAGAAGGGTCGTCATGCTTATGCTCGATCAGGTTCGCATTGATATAGGTCTGCAGACTTACCGGGAAATGATGAATATCGCTGGTGGCGCCACGAATAAGGGCAAAAATGGCTGCGCGTGAATAATCCAGGATGCCTGCGACCTTGCGCAGCGCTGTAGACCATTCCTTGAACGGACTTTCTTTCTTCTGAACGATCTCTTTGGCCCGGCGGTGAATTGATGCCGGGAAATTGTAGATATCGAAATCCATTGGCATTGTGGCCAGGGCTATTTCTACATCGAGCGTATCAAGGGTATGGGTGTAGTCAGGGTTGCGATCGGTTTTATTACCGCCGCCAGCATTCGTACCTGCATCGGTTTTCAAAATCGAAGAAATGCAGTTACCGGCAGCCCATTCCCTGGTGAGAATGCCGCGGTCGATCGCGTTAGTAGCGAACCACAGCTTTGCAAACTGGATACGCTTGCCGAGCTCATGCCGTTTCCCTTCGGGGAAGACTTTTTTATTGGCACTGGTGAATTTCCAGAGCGCCGGCATATCGTATTTTTTGATTTCAGGGACATTCTCGGCGGCCAGAATCAGATCCTGGACGGCTGCGTTATCAGTGTCCATTTCAATAACTGACAACTCCTGCCGGTGAGGCATGCTGATATGATAAACGTGACTCTCTTCGGCCATATACTGCGCCAGCAACTGAGCGCGAAAGGGGAGTTCTGCCACGTTAAAAAGCGCGCTCGAATCGTCCTGGTATTCATCGCTACCGAAAGTTTCCACGGTCTCACCTTGTGCCGCGTCGCCAGTATTATTGGCTTCAACAAACTCGCCACTAACGGGCTCAGCGGATACTCCGGCATCATCGCCGTGATGAACATCAACAGGCGCCTGTCCTGGCTTCAAAGTCCAGGTTCGGCCATCGTCGCCGAGCTGGTAGCGTTCGCACCATGAGTAATCGAGAACACCCTCCGCCGGCAGGTCGTTGAATACCGGGAAATCGGTGCGAATAGGTTTTTGATAGTCTTTGCCGCGGCCTGTTTGGATCCCAGCGTCTTCCAGATCGACGTCCAGTTGCAGAAGGGCGCGAGCTTCTGATTTATTAGTGCGCCAGATTACGGCATCAGCTTTACCCGATTTTTGAGTCGCTTTTATCAGATAAAAATATTCCATGTGATAGCCTCTATTTTGGATGTAGAATCCCCCGGGCCATTGGTAGCGCCCATTTAGGGTGGTCATTGGTTTTGGCAATTTCCGGTGTAACTTTGGTCGGTGGCACCGGACGTACAGCCCGCTTCGGCGGGTTTACGTTAGCCCTCGTGAGCCATCTGGTCGTGAGAGGCGCAACGTTCAGAGCAATACTCTTTTTCTTTCCGTGCGAGCTGGTTCCCCTGGAGATACAACAGGGTGCTTACCACTGGTTTTCCCTCGATTGCTTTACGGCAGTAACCGCATTTCTTCTGCATTCTTCCCCCTACATTTGCACCGTGAACCCGGCCGGATGCTCGTCCAGTACACCTTTCAGCGGATAACATTCAGCTTTCACGTGTTGCTCTTCTGCAGCTGCCTTGCAGTCATTCTCAGTGTCGTAAACGCCGAGCAGGACATCCTGATTACCGCCCGTCAGCATGCTGACGGTGAGAACCAGGGCAAACATCGTGCTCATGATGGGTCTCCTTTTTGCGCGAGCATGTAGCACACCCGACGGATGAAAGCTGACAGCGGACTTAAACGAACAGCCTGCTGACGAGCGGGTTTGCGTGCGAAATCATTCATAGAAACAATCCCCTCAGTGCGCTGAAGAGCGCGATCCAGATGAAGAGTCCAATTACTGCCGAAATGACCATGGCTCTGATGCCTTGTTTACTCATTTCAACCTCTGCCTTGTCGCCGGCCAGCGGAACGTTTAAACCTACTGCGCGTTGCTCTCGCCACCTCATCCGGTGTTTCGTATGCCGCCGGCAGCTACTTCGTGGGCTCCATGCCTGGGTGTATTTTTGTGTGAGTTGATATTAAGCCTTAGACTTAAATTATGTCAAGTCTTGAGCTGATTTGATGTTAAGTTTGTGCCTTAATTTTTATGGGGGGTGGCAATGTGTTATGCTCACAAAATCACCAAGCAGGGCTGTGGGTATGTGGTACGATGACGAGTTTTTCGCGGAGATACACCCGCAGATAGCGCAGGTTGTCGGGATAGCGGTTATGCAACTGCTGGTTGAGAAACGTGAGCCGTCAAGAGAGGCTCTGATAGAGATGGTTCAATTGCTGTGGCAGGAAGACTAGGTCGATCTGTATGTGGAGTTGGCAATTGACGTTCTGTCGCTACCAAAAGAGTAGGGGCAATAAAAACCCGGCGCGGTGGCCGGGTGAATTTATTTACTATTGTTCGGTTCCATCGGACTAGTGAAAAAATCAAAATACGGAAGATTGAAACTTCCAAGATTTGACATGTGAATAATTTGCTCTGCATAGCCCTTAATGTATGGGTAAGCTATTGATGGTACTAAGGATCTCACTTCTGGCGACTTTGCTGTGTCATCCGAGAAATCTTCTTCAGATCTGAAGTCGAAATCATAAGTAATCTCCATTTTCAGCCTTTCCTCAATGGTCACGTATGCAAAATATCTAACTCTAAAAAGCTTTGCATCTTTTACATTTGAATACAGTTCGTTATTCAACGTGACAGTAGCCTTCATTGTCTTTTTCCCAGAGGAAGCACCCTCTAAGGGGGTCATAACTAGGCTTTCAACTTTTTTGTTAATGAGTTCAATTTTCATGATACTGGAGCATAGTTCCTGTCTGAAGTAATCCCGTCGCTCATGCTGTTTACAGCAGTTAGACTTGATGACAATTCGCGGTTTAAAGAAAAATCTCCTGCAACTCTGTTGCATTTTTCTTCGTTTTTATCTCCGCTTCTGCTTAGCCAAGACCACATCTGGGAAAGGTAAGACCCTGCCGCCTTGCTTGAAAAAGCAGGATACTCATGATCTGTGACCACATTGTATTCAACAATGACACTGGTCATTGTCGTTTCGTCTTCCTCGACATCAACTAGACTCCATTCTAATGCGCTCATATCTTGAATTAGAATATCAGCAGGAATGCCCAATCCATCGTGTATTCTGCGAATCATTGATAAACTCAGTGGGCGTTTACGATTTAACACCTCAGAAACTTTGGATGCTGAGCCAATGTATTGTTTCATGTCGGCATATGAGAGCCCCTGCTGATCCATGCGAAACTTTATGGCCTCGATTGGGTCAGGTTTATCCATAGGAAACTCTCGTGATTCATAGTGCTCGATGAGCAGGCCAAGCAGCTCGAGTTCATCAAAATCTTCGGTGCCGGGCTGCAAGTCTCCAGATGCCAGTTCAATGAGTCTTGCCATAGCTGCAGCATGTTCTTCACTACTTTTAATGATGCGCCAGTTAGTTCGATTCATTTAAGCCTCCATCTGTCGTACTCTGCATGGGTGCCGACCCTTTCGATTATGACCATTCCTGCCTGGTAAATAACCTCGACAACAAGGCGGTAGTTATTACCTTTTATGTTAAAAATCACTCTGTTATCATGCAGGAAGTCAACGGAATTATATCTATTCCGTATATCTTGGGATGTCGTCCATTTCTCCCTGGTCACTTCATCATACCAAGAGTCTAAAGCACCCTTAGCCTGATTGTGCTTCCGGCTAAAACTGTGAAGTTTCTCTACGTTTAAGACCTTCATAAACCAATTAGGTTCCCTCTTTGGGAATTATAGATTTATTTCCCAAAAAGGGAATCTGTGTTTTTGTCCAGGCGTCGTATCAAAATCACTCAAAGTCTCATCAGACCACAAACCTACCACCCATGCTTCCCGTATGTCTGCGGCATAGTTTCCTACTTACGCGCCTGGATTGGCATAACCACCCAGAATGAACCACGCTAGGAACGCTACTGCAACGATGAACACGATCACCGGAAATGCAATACCGATTCTCATAAGACCACCCTTAACTGTCACTCGCCATCACCCTTAATCCGCCGCCCCATGTACTTGGCATACAGTTCGTCGAGTTCCTTCAGCCGCAGTGACACGATCCGCAGCATATTCTGTTGCTCTTCCTCGGGTAACTGGCGATAAAGCTCCAGCAGGCGTTGTTCGTCGGGCTTTAGCCCACTTTCTTCATTAACTTCTTCTCCCAGCAACCAAGGCACTGACACCCCGGCGGCATCTGCGACCGCAAGCGCAGATTCCTTACTCATCGCGCCTTTCTTGAACCAGCCGTTCACGGACTGCGGCGTAATTCCCGCAACCCTGGCCATATCAGATTTTGTCATCCCGCGGCGAGTTAGTTCTGTTAGGCGCTCTACGAGAATCGGGTTAAGTAATTTTTTCTCAGTCATATCAGAAGAGTAAGCCTTTTGCTTATAAATTTAAATTAGCCCAAGGCTTGATTTGTTATTAAGTCTTAGGCTTAATTGTTGTATGTACTCACCGGAGAAGACTATGAACGGATTAGAAAAGGCCATCAAAAAAGCAGGTACAGCTAGCAATCTGGCAACCCTACTGGGCATTAAACCCATGTCGGTAAGCCGCTGGAAGAATCGCTACAAAGGCGTTGTTCCTCACGATCGGGTATTGCCGATATTCAACATCACCGGCGTTACCCCGCATGAGCTGCGCCCGGATCTCTACCCAAACCCAACTGACGGCCTGCCGAAACAGGAAGGCTGAACATGCAAACACTTCCTTTTCAACAAAATACCGGATTCAACACCGGCGCTTTGATAAAGCGAAATCAGTTGATAGTGGCAGAGCACGACAACATTCGCTCCGCCGTTCGTGCCTGGGCTGCAGATGCTGGGCAGGATGTTGTATCGGCGTACATCGTCGAGGAATGGCGGCGGCAGGGCGGCGATGAGATCGACTTTCCTGATGACATCAGCCGTGCCCGGCAGAAGCTTTTTCGTTACCTGGATAATCCGGCTGAATCTGAGCGGTATCGCGAGTACGTTCGCCTTCTTACACCGGCGATCATGTCTGTTCTTCCTCTGGAATACCGTCACCGCCTATTGCCCGAAGAGAGTTTTATGTCCCGACTGGCTCGTCTGGAGAAAGAAACCAGCGAAGCGAAGGTTGCCGTTGCTATGGGGGCACCACGCCATCAGAAGCTGAAAGAACTGAGCGAGGGAATAGTCGAGATGTTCCGGATAGATCCGGAGTTAACAGCGCCACTGATGGCCATTGTCACTTCAATGCTGGGGGTGACGTGATGCTGGAGTTCAGAAAGGAGAAAGCCGCGGTGCTGCAACACCTACGGCTTTCGTTGCGAATTTACTGGATCAATTCACAGGGGAAATTATGAACACGAACCAACTGAATATCAATAACGAGGGCGCCCATGGCTAAAAATTCTATCGACGCTTATGGCGCCAGCGGCAAAAGCAATGTTCTGTTTTTCGAACCGGAAAGTTTGCATCTGGTTACCGATACAACACACCCGCTGTACGACGAACGAGTACACCTACCGCTTAATGAAGCTGTGATCCTCAACATCATGGAGCTTGGGGTACTCGAACCGATTATCGTGTGGAAGGACCCAGAGACAGGGAAAACCTGCGTGGTTGCAGGTCGGCAGCGCGTAAAGAACGCTAAGGAAGCAAACGCCAGGAGAAAACGGGCAGGGCTGGAACCTTGGCCGGTACCCGGTATAGCTAAGCGCGGCTCGGCAATTCAAATGGCCAAGTACATGGTCAGCGAAAACGAGGTAACGCAACCAGATACCCCACTGGGCCGGGCCAAAAAAATGGTGCAGCAGATGGAGTACGGTCATGACGAAAATGACATTGCCCTGCTTTTTGGCTGCAGCGTAAAAACGGTCCTGGCAACCGTGGCTCTATTGGATGCTACGCAGGCAGTCCAGGCGGCGGTTGAGACTGGAACAGTCACTGTCACTCAAGCGCGTCAGATGGTCGATATGCCACCTGAAAAGCAACGGGAAACGGTCAAACAGTTAGAGGCAGCTGCAGAGGGTGTAACTGGCCACGAGAAAGCTCGCCGTCAGCGCGCTGTCCTCGGCGACACAAAGCCGCGTCTCAAATCCCGTAAGGAAATCACCCAGCAACTTCAAACCGCCAGTGGCGAATACGCTGAAGCTTTGCGGTGGGTGCTTGGTGATGAAAACACACCAGTTTAAGCAACAACGGGGTCTCTATGCGTGATTACGGCAAGGTGCATACATCATTTTGGATAAGCGATGGAATGCGCCGGGTATCGGATGATGCCAGGTTGCTGGCGCTGTACCTGCTCACCGGGCAACACACAAACATGATCGGATGCTTCAGGTTGCCTGATGGATACGTTTCGGAAGACCTTGCATGGACTCCTGAAAGGGTTTCGAAAGGGTTTGATGAGCTATCGGCTAACGGTTTCGCAACGCGTGATTCGTCATCGAAATGGGTGCTAATTCGTAACTTTCTGACCTGGAATTCAGTTGAAAACCCAAACCAGGGAATTGCAGCATTGCGTTTGTTTGATCAGGTCCCGGACAAATCTACGGTGAAGCCAGAGCTGGCGCGGGTTTTAGCCTCGGCGATATCCCACATCGGCATCGAAAAACTAAAGGGTTCCGAAAGGGTTCTCGAACCGTTCCTTAACCAGGAACAGGATCAGGAGCAGGAACAGGATCAGGAAGAAGATAGTTCGGGGCATGGCTCCGCCACACCCCCAGACCATCAGACCCAGGACGAAGGCGATAAACCTGATCCCCAAAAAATATACCCGAATGATTTCGAGCAGGTCTGGTCGGTTTATCCCAAGCGGGCAGGGGGTAACAGCAAATCCGATGCCTTCAAAGCCTGGAATGCCCGAATCAGGGATGGAACCACTACGGCGGAAATCTTCGCAGGAGTGGTGCGTTACGCGGCTTTCGTTAAAGCCGAGGGAATCCTCAACACGCAGTACGTGAAACAGGCGAAAACGTTTTTTGGCCCTGGCATGCATTTCAGCGAACCGTGGGCGATTCAGCAGGCGCCAGGCGCACGAGATCCCAATCAGATTTCGGAACCTGACAAAACCATCCCATCGGGATTCAGGGGGTAGCGATGAAAAACATGATTGGTACCGGGAATGCACTGGAGCGACTGAAAAAACTCATTCCCCATGGCGTTCAGCCAAAATTTGGCAGCGTTGATGAATGGCGTGCCTGGCAAGCCGAAGAAGGCCGTAAGCGCTGTGAGGAACTGGAAAAACAAAACCAGCGCGCACGTGCAGAGAAAATCTTTGGACGTGCAGGAATTCAGGATCTGCACCGCGGCTGCACATTCGCTAACTATCAGGTTGAGTCGGATGGCCAGCGTCGGGCGCTCTCGATGGCGAAGAGTTACGCGCAGCAATTCGGCTCAGGGTTTGCGAGCTTCGTATTCAGCGGAGCGCCAGGCACCGGGAAAAATCATCTGGCGGCGGCAATCGGAAATCACCTGTTGGCGGGTGGCCGCTCTGTGCTGGTGGTAACCATTCCGGATCTCATGCTGCGTGTTCGGGAATGTTATGACGGCGGGCAGTCAGAGGCGTCATTGCTGGATGATTTGTGCCATGTGGACCTGCTTATTCTGGATGAGGTGGGTATTCAGCGCGGAAGCAGCGGTGAAAAAGTCATCCTGAATCAGGTTATCGATCGCCGGCTGTCCTCCATGCGACCTGTCGGCATCCTAACCAACCTGAACTATGAATCGCTGAGGGAAACACTGGGCATACGGATCCTTGACCGACTCCAGATGGATGGCGGCATGTGGGTGAATTTTGAATGGGACAGCTATCGCAAAAACGTACGCCATTTGCGCGTCGTTAAGTGAGGTATGTATGGCTAGAGCATTGTCAGCAGTTGAGCGCAGAGAGTACGTCCGCGCAGTGATTCGGATCACCAGACATCAGGGGCGACTCACGACCGCCGAGGCAATGAAAAAACTTGGGCTGAGCCGCGCTACTGTCCAGCGGTATTTTTCCGAAGCAGAAGCGACTGGCGAGGTTGTCCGGCATGGTCGTTTGGGGCTGTTCCGCGATCATCGGGCTGTCATCGACTTTGACATGAAGCGTTTTGGCCTGGTGCCGAAAGCTGCTGTTGGGATGAATTACAGCCTGCTTGGCAGCCCTGTATTTCAGCGTGTTTTGGATGTGCAAGAAGTAATTTCTGCGGGTAAACCGATAGCCGCCCCGCAGGAGGTGAAATAGTGGATCCTTCACTGGAATATGCCTGTAAGCGAATTCTGGAGCTGGAGCAGTTGTTGCTGGTGGATGTTCCTGAAACCGTTTGGCCCGCCGAGGTTGCAATGGTTCTGTCTCAAGTAGAAAGCGCCGGGGTTCTCCAGGCGCACCACAAGCAACGATTGCAGCACCATATCAACAGAATGTGGCTCGAAAAAATGCCGATACCGTCAATTATCGCCGCGGCCCGTTCGCTGGCCAGCGCCATGGAGAAATACGTGTGAGAGAGAGCGAAATCATCGTTGATAACTTTGCCGGCGGCGGCGGGGCGAGTACGGGCATCGAGATGGCGATTGGGCGCAGCGTTGATATTGCGATTAACCATGACCCCAACGCAGTTGCTATGCACACAACGAACCACCCTGATACGTTGCACTATTGCGAATCTGTGTATGAGGTTCGCCCTAAGGTTGCGACTGCCGGCCGCCGTGTCGGACTGGCCTGGTTCTCCCCGGATTGCCGCCACTTTTCCAAAGCGAAAGGGGCTAAACCAGTTGAAAAAGCGATTCGTGGGCTTGCTTGGATTGTTCTACGTTGGGCGCTGGATGTTGGCCCGCGGGTAATGATGCTTGAGAACGTTGAAGAGTTTAAAACGTGGGGGCCACTACTGGCGGCGGAAATGCGTCCAGATCCTGCTCGCGCTGGCGAAACTTTTGAGGCATTCATTGGCATGCTTACCACAGGCATTTCAGCGGATCATCCGGCGCTGGCCGAATGCTGCGAATTTCTGAATATTTCGCTTGATAGTGAGGATGCAGCACGGCTGGTAAAAGGTTTGGGTTACACCGTTGAGTATCGCGAGATGCGCGCATGTGATTATGGTGCGCCGACCATCCGTAAGCGATTCTTCATGGTGATGCGTTGCGATGGGAAGCCGATTGTATGGCCGGAAGCCACTCATGGAGATCCTAAATCGCCCGCGGTGCAGGCAGGCAAGCTGGCGCCGTGGCGCACAGCTGCAGAATGCATCGACTGGTCCATCCCAGCCCCGTCGATTTTTGGCCGCAAAAAGCCGCTGGCGGAAAACACGCTCCGGCGCATTGCCCGGGGAATCCAGCGCTTTGTTATCGAAAGCGCTTCGCCGTTCATCGTGAAGTGCAATCACACAACGACACGCGGGAATTATGACTGTTTCCGGGGGCAGGAACTGGACGATCCGCTGCAGACGATTACGAAAACCCACGGCTACGCAATTGCGGTACCTCATCTGACAAAATTCCGAACTGGAGCCACCGGGCAGCCAGTCACCGAACCGGTACCAACGGTAACCGCAGGCACGTCCAGACGACCGGGCGGGAATGGTCATGCACTGGGGATTGTTGAGGCGGGCCTTGTCCCGTTCCTCGCTGGCAACGGTGGCAGCGAATACCAGGCTAAACCGCGCCCGCTTGATAAACCTGCTCACACCATCCTGAAAGAGTCGCGCGCCTGCGTCGTTGCTCCGGTTATCGCGCGCCAGTTCGGAGCAAGCATCGGCCACCGGGCGGCGAACCCAGCGCGACAATTACTGCGGGCGGGGGCGGGAAATCGCAACTCGTGACGCCAACGCTGATTCAGATGGGTTACGGCGAACGACCGGGGCAGGAACCGCGTGTGCTGCAACTGGACAACCCGCTGGGTACTGTTACCGCCGGCGGCAATAAATTCGCGACGGTGAGTGCATTTCTAGCAAAACACTACGGCGGCAACTACACCGGTCCCGGCGTGGGGCTGGATGAGCCTGCGCATTCAGTAACGACTGTCGATCACCATGCCGTGGTTGCTTCTCACCTCGTGAAACTACGTGGTACTTGCCGTGATGGTCAGCGTACTGATGAACCTATGCCGACAGTCACAGCTGGTGGGCAGCACGTGGGGGAGGTCAAAACCACGCTGGCGGTCGAGGACTACGACGAAGAGCGCGCGCAGCAGGTGCTGGCGTTCCTGCAGGAATACTGTGGAGAGGAATGCACCGGTCTGGTGGAAATCGCCGGGGTAACTTACCGCATTATTGATATCGGCATGCGTATGCTTCAGCCGCATGAGCTCTACCGCGCGCAGGGCTTCCCAGAATGGTACATCATTGATCAGGATTACCGCGGGGTGAAGTATGCGAAGGATAAGCAGGTCGCGCGCTGTGGTAACGCCGTTCCGCCGCCGTTTGCTGAGGCGCTGGTTAGGTCCAATCTGCAGGAAATATGCCAGTCAAAACATATTGCTGCTTAGTAGACTCCTCCCTCATAATGAGAGGGATCAATTTCATGTTCAAAAGCGGATGAAAAATGATAAACCAGAAAGTTATAGATGATCTTATATGGCTGTATTCTATTTTTGATATAAAGCTTTTAACTGTAATTGCTGCTGGCTTTACTATTTATTTTGGGTATCAAAAGGTAACCAAGAGAATTTGCGTTTCATTTAGCGTTAGTGCTAGTAGGTTGTATGATTCTCACATTGCAAACTTAGTCGTTTCTAATAAAAGGGATAACTCAATTGCAATATCATCTATAATTCTTGGTATCGGAGAAAAAGGCTCATTGGAATTGATTAAGTTTGATGAGCCATTGCTTTTAAAAGGATACGATACTAAGCTAGTTGATGTCCCAAAATATAGTTCCATTTATGATGATAAAGGGCCGGTTTCGTTCGATATATTTGAGTCGTTCTCTTTTTCTGTTGTTACAAATTCAGGTGAAGTAATCGAATGTGAGGTTGAAAGTTCGCTAACAAATAAAACATTGGAAAGACGATTGCTAAAAAACACTGTTTATTTTAACAATATAGTTATAACAAATAAGATGGGGTTTATTTTTTCTTACTACGTTGGTGGAAAATCGGAGGATGTAATTATTGATAAATCTGGATTTATAGCGGGAAACTCTCCATTTCAAGGTAACCTGTTACCAAGAATCTCTAAAGAGATGTTTGAGGATTTTGTGATTTCGGAAGGTTATCATGATTACTACGATAATTATGCACTATTTAAAGTTCATGATAATCTCCAAACAGAACTTGTTTTAAGTAAGGCATCGGTGAATACCAAAGTAGGAAAGAAAGGAAATGAGTAGCTAATAGCTGTCTATTAAATCTGTACAGACCTTCTATAATTCTTTATAAAACCGTGTACATTAGAGGAGACTTAATGAGTAACAGTAGCACTTTGCAGCAAAAAGCGTAGAATAACAAGATATGGTAACCATTTATCTCGTTGCATTTTGCGTCGTTTACAAAGAGCGCCTGAACATGCCTTGATAGCGGAGCTGGTCTCTAGAGAACAACTTGAGCACCTCCGTGGGGATTTTATGAAAAGAGTAAGTTACTACCGCGAACAGAGCATTCAACTTCCGCGCGCATCCTATCCGCGCTGTCTGGAAATGGCTGAACAGAATATTAAGAAATAGTTCTTAAAGGAGGACACATGCAGCATAAATTCGAAAATGTGTTGATTCATTTGACCAATGGCGGAAGAGATCTTAGGCGTGAAGAATGGGATAACATCTATCTGTTCACATTGCTTTACGCATTTGGGGAGAGTAAGTGGTCGCATAAAGGAACCAGTGTCGCGACCACAGGTAGTGTTGCCGATTGGTTTTTGGCATCAGAAAAAATAGATAATAATTTAGTGAGAAAGGTGCACGGCTTTTATACTGACAGGTATTTAGAAGCGGGAAAGGTAAATCGTCTTTTTCATAAATTATTTCTTGATGATTATGCAAGAGGTGATACTAAGCCTAGAATGATTGAATTGATTGAAAACCAGAATCCAAATGAGAAACAAATGTTAAGCCTTTGTCTAAAGGTTTTACATTGTCTTAGGAATAACTTATTTCATGGTGAAAAATGGAAAAATCACTTTTCTGAACAATACGATAATTTTAAAGCTGCAAACGACCTTCTCCAAATGTTGCTCTTCAATACGAAGGGGGTATTGTGGGAAGTTTTTTAACTTTAAGGTTTTATTTCGCATAATCAATCATAATAACTTAGACAGCTTGATCAACGACACGATTGCCTGGTGCCTGGCGAGGACACATGGCGCACAAAACCTTATAGCAATACCTGTCACCAATGGAGTCCGTCATTGGTGATTTTCTGCATTCAGCGTTTAGCCTCTTCGGAGGTGAAGAGTGAACTTCCCTCAAGAAGATATAAAGTTGCATAACGGAAATTTCGCAGCTATGGGTCAGCGCCTGAAGCTGTTTCTTTCCAATGGCGTTACTTCCCGACTGATTCTCGAATCGTGACATGAAACATGCCAGAGAAATATTATTTTCGGGCTATCTTAAAGCTGTGCCAACCCATTATCTCCCCAAGTATTCCCAATAATTATTACCACAATCAGGAGGCAAAAGAAGTCCTTTTGGCTGAAAAATGTCCTTGAAATGACACTTACCTATGAGGAAAATGCTTAAGGGTGTATTATAATCCGATAACTGACCATTAGGTTGTATGAGATAAGAACGATGATTATATTCGGACTGACATTTGATACAAGACTGGCCATATGATGTTAATAATATTGAAAAAGGAGTTCTGTAATGAGTATGAATCTGATAAAACTTGCAAGGAAACTAGTGTCCTTACAAATTTCTGTAGATGAATTCGAAACCTTTTTTTTCAATATGTGGCGAAATGAAGGGAGAACTGGTCAGCTTACAAAAGACAGTAAGGATATTGGAGAGTGTGCGGCTGAACTTTTTATTCTTGCTGAGTGTTATACATCGGATTCCGTGAGAAGAGAGAGCGAGTTGGATTCAGATGGTTTGCGCAAGGAGGTTAAAGCTACTCTTGCGAAGTATCAACTCCTGTAACTTTTCCAATTGGCTCTGAGATAAATGTTTGATTTTGAAAGCATGGCACATGCTATCGGAGCCTGAGCAATTCCTGTGACCTATGCGCTCTGCATGCAGCACTTTAACTTTCAGGAAGTGACGCGTGCGACAACAACTTCCACGACGATCTCTTAAGTTCCACTTCCACCTTACCTGCGATAATGGGTCGCTTTCGTCCTTGCGCACGCTATCAGGAGAAGACCAGGCAGAACACCAGATGTTCCACCTAATGAACCAAACCTGCACCGGTGTTTATTAACACTTGTTCCTTGTCATTAACCATTACTCATCTTTTGTCAGAAAGGCGGTGCAATATGTCATATGGATATTTCCAAATAATTTGGATTTTAATGCTGCAAAATCTTCGGTTATTTTAACTAAATATCATATTTTGCTATTTCATCACTGCATTGTTCAAATAGGGACTTGTTCAACACACAAAATATGCCTTTGGCCAACGTGCAAAGCTTTTACCTCCGTCAACCGGTAAAAATAAACAAAAGCACCAAAGTTTCGATTTTGATTATCTCCTTTGAAAATAGGGGCTTGTAGGACGATCTTCATCTGCCATCATATCTTCCGCTACCGTGAAATTTTCACATGTAAGTGATTTAACATTAATTTATACTGTATAAAAACACAGTATATGGTTTTGCTTCCGGGAGGTAGGGATGCGCAATGAGAGTAATGAGTACTACGATCTGGTTAAACGTTCTACAGGTGAAGTTGTTGGCAGCATCAGGGCAGCAGGCCGGGTTCTGGTATACACGGCAAATGGTGTTACTTCTATGCGACCACTGCTTGAGGACGAGGGAGTATTTAATCTCAACGCAATGACCAGTTTTCTGCATCGCCTCGGCTACCGGGTAATCCCGCCTTCTGATAATATGAAATCAACGGCCTGAACAACCGTTGACCTACTGCGCCACGGAGAGAAACCATGGCGCAATTGCACTTAATAAAGCAGTCACAAGGTTTACTGATCCCTGCCACGCAGGAGACCAGCGATTTCTTGCAATCAAAATGCAAGCTCGGCGCCGTTCTGGAGGCCGACTTTAAGCTTGTCCGCAATCCGGCGTTTCACCGCCGTTACTTTGCTTTACTCAATCTCGGTTTTGAATATTGGGAACCTACCGGCGGGGCGATTTCGTCTAATGAGCGCAGGCTTATCACAGGTTACGCCAAATTCCTTGCTGCATATGGCGGGAGTGAATCGGCGTTACTTGATGCCGCCGGGCAATATCTCGACCGTATAGCCGAGAAGCGATCCGGCTATATCAGTATTTGCAAATCTTTCGATGCTTACCGGGCGTGGGTCATCGTTGAAGCCGGCCACTATGACGCCATACAGCTGCCGGACGGTACGCTGAAAAAACACCCTCGCAGCATATCTTTCGCCAGCATGGACGAATGCGAATTTCAGGAACTGTACAAAGCATCGCTGGATGTTCTCTGGCGGTGGATCCTCTCTCGTTCGTTCAACAGCCTGCAGGAAGCTGAGAACGCCGCAAACCAGCTTTTAAGCTTCGCGGGGTGATGCCGATGAAATACTCATGGTTTCACCATCACGAATGCACAACGCAGCAGGCCGACGAATTGGTAGCGAGATATCGTCAGCGGGGCGTAAAGGTCGAACGAAGCTTAAACCCTGACTTTATGACATGGACCGTCAGCGCGCAGCTGGTGGAGGACAAAAATCCGCCGCGGGCAGATTCTCGCTGGCGTAACAGGATGTGGGAGTGAGTATGGCGAACCTTCGCAAAGAGGCCCGAGGCCGCGAATGCACAGTGCGGATCCCTAGTTACTGCAACGGCAACCCGGAAACCAGCGTGCTGGCGCATTACCGCCTGGCGGGTACCTGCGGTACTGGATGCAAGCCGGACGATACCCAGGGAGCGATTGCCTGCAGTGCTTGCCACGATCTCATTGATGGCAGAAAGAAAACCACCGATTACACCCGCGACGAACTGCGCCTGATGCATGCGGAAGGCGTGCTCAGAACATTGGCTATATGGAAAAAAGAGGGGTTACTGAAAGCATGAAACTCGAAGCATCCTTAAAACATTTCAGCCCTCAGGGTATGCACATCAGCGACGATGTGAAAAGCACATCACCTGACCGTCTCAACGGTACGGATGTTATGGCTGGTATTGGGGTGACAAGCAGCAGGGCAAGATTCGGACTGGCAGCGTTCTTTGGAAAGGCTGGCATCAGCAAGACAGATGAGCAATTGGCCGTCCAGGCGCTAGCGCGGTATGCGATTGAAACTGCACCGAAGAACGTACGCAAAACAGCGGGTAAAGAGCTGGGTCGCTGCTGCCTGATTTTGGCGCAGTTTGCTTTTGCGGATTATTCCCGGTCCGCGGAAACAACGGGAGCCTGCAGTGTATGCAATGGCACCGGACAGATTGAAAAAACCACTACGGAACGCAAAGTTTCTAATCCGTGGGGCAAAGCACCATATTGGGCTAAAAAATCCCGTGCTGTCTGTCCTTCCGACTGGGATAAGTGGACTGAAGTAACAGCCGTCTTCAGCGCTAAGTGTGAAGCCTGTGACGGTAAGGGGAAAATAAACGCTCGCTGCCGCTGTGGTGGTTCTGGCCGGGTTCTGGACCGCAAAGCGACAAAAGAGCAGGGAGCACCGGTATATAAAATCTGTGAACGCTGTTCGGGGAATGGCTTTTCAACGATGCCGTCTACTGCTGCTTATAAAGCGATTCTGACTCTTATCCCAGACCTGCACATCAGAACATGGACACGCAACTGGAAACCTTTCTGCGATGCGCTGATGGACCTATGCTGGAGGGAAGAGAAGAGGGCAGATGAAGAGTTTCAACGAGCAACAGCTGATTGAGTAAATGGGCGCATTATTTTGCATTTTAGGTGCAATGTGCTTGCTTTTGTCCGAAGTTGTCGTGTATATTTTAAATCGTGGAATAAAACGCCTGAACGAAACCATTCATATAAACCCTGCTACTGCAGGGTTTTGTGTTTTTGAAAACAAATGCCTGAAATCGGCTATAAAGTGTGATCTGAATCAAAATGCCATGCGCCAAACTTAAGGAATATTAAGGAACTGTAAATATTCTTTATAAGTGATGGTCTTATGGCGTTAAAAGATATTTTTGTGCGAACCGAACCTCGCAGACGGCATTATGGTGTTGCATTGTTTATCGGGCTTATTTCTGGGATGGTTTCAGCATTTGTTAAATGGGGTGCTGAAGTACCATTACCACCGCGTAGTCCTGTCGATATGTTTACCAGTGCCTGTGGACCAGAGTCATTAATTCGAGCTGCCGGGCAGATTGATTGCTCCAGAAACTTCCTTAACCCTCCTTATATTTTTCTGCGTGATTGGTTAGGGCTGGCCGATCCAAATGCGGCTGTCTATACCTTCGCCGGACATGTGTTTAACTGGGTAGGCGTAACACATATCATATTCTCCATCGTGTTCGCGGTTGGGTATTGTGTAGTTGCCGAGGTGTTTCCAAAAATTAAGCTGTGGCAGGGTTTGCTTGCTGGTGCACTCGCACAACTGTTTGTCCATATGATTTCGTTTCCGCTTATGGGCCTAACCCCACCGTTGTTCGAACTACCATGGTATGAAAACGTTTCTGAAATATTTGGACACCTGGTGTGGTTCTGGTCCATTGAGATAATTCGCCGGGATCTGAGAAACAGAATTACGCACGAACCGGATGCTGAAGTTTCTCTGAATTCAGCATTCAGATAATCTAAGCTGCGAAGTCATAAACCCGCATAAACTGCGGGTTTTTTATGCCTGTGATTAGTCGCTCTTCGATAGCAATGTATGCAGAGTGTATTGACGCTAGCTACGTTTGCAACATAACGTATTGATGTGGTGAATCCCCCTATGCGGAGGGGCGACCAGTCAGTTACAGAAACCTGTAAATGCAGCGCGGGCCATGCCGACTGGGGCATGCTCACCGGGAGGCACCCGGCACCACACTGCCACTAAACATATTTAAGATTCATGTTGGGTTTACTGTTTACAGTTACCCTTCTATGTTTAAAGAACGTAACGGTAAAAACAAATGCATCCTGGTAAATCGGTAGCTCGGACAATCAGGCGCGCTCTTACCGTTGCTCCTTGAAATGCCAACTTCAGCCCGCCTCTCTCAGCGGGCTTCTTTTTTTCCTCGTAACAGCTAAAAGAAAAAATCAAAAAAGCTATACCTTCATCTGGCTGGCGAAGGGGTAAACACTAAGATGTGAATCCTCAGCGCGAGCCATGATGACTGACCGAAGAATTACCTGTCGTTATCTGGCACCCCACATGCAGCATAACCCCTTATGGCCTTCCATTACGGTAGGCCTGCTGTCTTCTGGGGCCCTGCACGTCAAAAGTTCAGTCACCAGTCTTGGCGGAATTTAGCTAACGGACTCACTTTTCTAATCAATACGGGCACAGCAGTGGATGCTTTACCGATACTATGATTACGTAAAGCCTAAGCTAGAGGGAGTTTGTCTTGAGTGAAAATCTTACTGCAGTGGGGGCACATCAGCGCAGAACCTTTTTGGACTCGGGGGTAACTATGTTCTGATTGGTTGATGCAGTTAGGGCAGGTACATTTGATGAGGTAGTTGCGATTGCTTTTTGAGTTTTTGCGTTGTTGCATATGACATTTCCTGATGAATGGTCCGCAACCATACACTATCCACTGATACATAGCTCGTATTGAATTTCCCAACCACCTCGCACAGGTGGTTTTTTTCTTTCAGGTACCCGGAATCACCATTGCTGAGTATTCCTCCCGCCGGTCCTGATCCTTATCAAACTCACAGCACCCCGTTAACCCGGAGGTGAACCTATGGCAAAGCATATGCAAGACAAAGAGAGCATGGCCGGAATCACCTGGCTGGCTCTGCTGATCATTGCTGGTTGGGGCGGCCTTGTCCGATTCCTGATGGATGTAAAGCAGGGCAAAGCAAAATGGAGCTGGATAAATGCTTTTGCGCAGATTGTGGTTTCGGCTTTTACCGGGGTTATTGGTGGGCTCATCAGCATTGAAGGTGGCCTGAGTATTTACATGATACTGGCCACTGCCGGTATCAGTGGTGCTATGGGTTCCGTAGCGCTCACGTATTTCTGGGAACGAATCACCGGAGTGAAAGCACAATGACAGCAGACCAGACTATCGAGGGGATCCTCGGCAAAGAGGGCGGTTATGTCGATCATCCGTCAGATAAAGGCGGGCCGACCCGCTGGGGCATCACGCAGACCACAGCTCGAGCACATGGTTACACCGGTGATATGAGAAATCTTCCCAGGGAAACAGCAAAGCAAATTCTGCTCAGCGATTACTGGACCGGCCCCCGATTCGATCAGGTGGCAAGTTTATCTACGTTACTGGCAGATGAGCTTTGCGACACTGGCGTGAACATGGGGCCATCGGTTGCAAGTAAGTTTTTCCAGCGCTGGCTCACTGCCCTTAACATGCGTGGGAAGTTGTATCCCGATCTGATCCCGGATGGCGCCATTGGCCCCCGAACCATCACTGCGCTTAAGGGATATCTTTCAGCCCGCGGGAAAGAGGGGGAACAGGTTCTGTTACGTGCGCTGAACTGCAGCCAGGGCGCCAGATACCTCGAACTGGCGGAGGGCCGCGAAGCCAACGAGGATTTCCTCTACGGCTGGGTTAAGGAGCGCGTGCTATGAAGATGATCATCTTCGCTTTGCTCGTGCTGGTGGCTGTGCTCGTTCTGTTACTGCTGCGCAAATATACCCGGCTGGAGTTCGTTGCCCATGCCAGCCTGCTGCTGAAAACGTGGTCTGTAAAGCTGGGGGCTATCGGTGCGCTGGTTGGCATGTGGGCGCAGTCGTTCCCGGATGCTGCGCTGCACGCCTGGGCGATGCTGCCGCCGGATATCAAAAACATTCTGCCTCCAAACATTGTTGCGTTGATTAGCCCTGCGCTGGTGGTGCTGGCGGTGCTTTCGCAATACGTACGCCAGCCAGCATTGAAAGCTAAGGCCGAAGAACTGAAGGAGCCGCAGCAGTGAGCTTCGAAATTATTGCTGGGCTGGTGGTCGTCATCCTGGGCGCTATAGCTGGCGCGTTCGTTATTGGTCATGCTCGCGGTACCAGTAAGGCAGAAGCCAAAGCCGATCTGCAGCGTACCGAAGAGAATGCCGCCGCCACCGTCGCCGCGGCAGAACGTAAGGCGGAAGTTGTGAAAGGGGCCATTGATGTACAGCAGACTGTTAGCCATATGCCTGATGACAATGTTGATCGGGAGCTGCGCGAGCACTTCACCCGCCCCGGTAGTCGTTGATACGGCGTGCAACTGGGTGAGGGTCATCTACTTGACCGACCACGATATCGACGTGCTGGATATACAGACCAAGCGCGACATTCTGGCGCACAACAAAGCAGTGCAAGCCAACTGCCGTAGCATTACCCCTGCTCATTGAGTTAAATAAATGGCCTCATCCTTGAGGTCCACGGGTAAGTAAACGCAAGGTCTTTTATGTAATGGCTCTTTTAGCCTAGAAGCCAGCCCAGAAACAACAAGCGTAAGCGGTAGATATTTATGATTTTTTTTTCTGCTGTTTATCCACTGGAGGTACCAAAGATTGAAGTTAAACTGCAGGACGGTAGCGTTGTACAGGGCTATGAGTGCATTATTGCCTTCTCACACTCTGAACAGCACTGCCTACCTCAGCTGAAGGATTGAACATTACAGAAGAGTCTCAGTTGATGAAGGGCTTCGATGTCTACCATTAATAGGTGTTCTCCTCTACACGTTAAGGCTGTACCTTGATAATGTTGATTTACATTCACGGTATTGGTGTTTTCATGAAAAAGGGATTTATCGGTACGATCTTCCTGTGTGGTATGCTTCTGGGGTGTTCCAGCTCCGCTAAAAACCCTCAACCAAAGCTGCTATATTCGCCGCATCCTGCATATCCGTATTACGCACTGGCTAACAGGATTGAAGGAGGTGTGGCTGTTAGATATAACGTAGGTGTTGATGGCAAGATATCAAAGCTTTGGATCCTAAAATCAGAACCTCAGCACCTATTCGACTCTGCCGTTATTGCGGCAATGGCCCAATGGCGTTATGAAGCCAATAAACCGACTCAAGGCTTAACAAAAACAATATATTTCAAACTTCAGGCTCCGTCCGATTAAACCAGATAGCAGAGCGTTGAGACCGTCTTCATTCATGCTTCATTTATTCCCATCGCTAAGGTCACCTCTGGGTGGCTTTTTTATGGCTTTAACATTGGTGGTGTTGCAGTCAAAGCCTGAGGACCTTTCCTGCCAGTTGAAGCTGTTGCGCTAGTGTGCCATTCAGTGTTTACGTCAGCTGCGGTTGGAGAAAGCCAGTTGGCTGGCTTATGCAGGACAGATTATTTTCTTGTTGAATGCTGCTTCTGGTGTGCTTATATTCTACCTAAAAATAGGTAGGTGTGTTGTGATTAGAAAATGCTATGCAAGAATGTCTGACCCAGCATCGAATGACAAGCTGACACTGGAAATGCTTGTATCTGACGGTGGGCGGAAGATTTTTATCTGGGATTTTGATAAAGGGGTGGCAATTTTCTCTGAGGGTATAACAGGTAAGCAGTCTAAATACATAGTACAAGGTGAAAAGCATGCAGGGCATATCAATCTTATCAGAGATAACACGGTTGATCGCACTATTTATGTGGTTAAGGAGTTCACCTGTGGAAATGGTGATTCCGGTAAATCCTCTCCTGTGTTTTGCTCATTGTGCGAGGGGCAGATACTCATAATCGAATGCCAAAAGGCTTTTATAAGAAAACCATTAAGGCTTGATGAACTCACCTTTGAATAGAACTACTTACGATACATTCCTCATATGTTCGAAGGATATAACATCTCTCAGGTATCCTGCTTCTGGATGCCGGGAATGTGTACCGCTGGTGGGCTGGATTCTTGGAGCCTTTGCCCAGCAGTTTCAGGTGATAAAAAACCCCGTGGAGTAAATCCGACAAATTGACGGGGCGCTGCAGAGGCAGCCAATGTCGGAGTTTAGTCAGATTTCGAGGTGTTTTTCTACTGGTTTTGAGAAAAAATGGATGGTCTGACACTACAGGAAGTGGCTCATCCCTGAGCTCACGGGTAGAACAGTAGACTTTGTCATGGCAGAGCAAAGTCATAAGTAAGTGTAGAATGTGTTTCTGATTTAACAAGCTTAGCGAGTGTATGCTTCATGGATTGTACGTCTGTAACTTTCATAATATTTCTACCATTTCAAAATTAAGATATTAGGTAAAACCTTAGGGAATTTAGAGGGTAAGAGAAGCTGTGAACAAAAAAATCTCCTCGCGAAGCAATGTTTTTCACTTTAACGAAATATATTGTTTGCAATGTGGGTTTTTTAGTTCATCATGTATGCTACATTGAGTTCTTGTAAAATGAGCTGCTAATTATGACTGAGTGCAAACTTCCACAACTTCCAGAGTATTATCGATATGGTACAGAACAAATTAACAAGTTGCCTGGGAGTGGGGATGTTTTTCCTCCTGCGGGTAGTATAATAAAGTCAGTAAGTTTAAATGAAGGTGTATTTGTTTGTGTTCCGGTGCAGCGTTATATACACGGGTTGAATATTTGGGTTGTAGTTGAATCTTCTTGGTAATGATTTTTGTTTGGTAAGAGTGATTTTTCGTTAGTTTGATGGTTTCTATTTATTATAAATTCGCTGTTGGAATTTAAAATTGGCATCATTGCAATACTTTCAAACACCGCAGAAGGATTATGATGCTAGTGCAAAATAATATTTATAATAATTCGGAGTCATATGCTATTCTTTTGTTTAGTATGTGGCCTGTACTTATTGTACTTCTTGTCGTGATATCTTGCGCCTTTTACGGTGTATTGATGCATAAAACTGCAATTTGTTGTTTTCTGTCAGCTATGTTCCTTGGTGTCGCAGGCTGGTTTTATGGATGATCACCATTAGCTCTAATATGAGTCACTTTTTAGTATAAAGTCAGGGTGTCATTACTTTACCTGGCTTGTAGCGTTGGTTCCCTAAAGTTTGACGATAAAAGGCCCTGTTAATACAGGCCTTTCTGTATGTATTATTTTTCAAAGAGGTAAGACATGTCAGAGATCACCGCATCCGAGCAAATCCGCCTGGATATTATCAAGAAAGTGAATTACGACACTGCAGCGGCGAAGTTAGCCATTGACTGGGTAGGCGACAGCTATCTGAAGTCTGAGCTATTCGCTGACTCTTTCGATCGTGTTTTCACGGAAAGTGAGATTGTCTCGAAGACCCGTAAGGCAATCCAGGAAGCGACCGAAGCGCTGGCGCTGTTTGATACTGCCGCTGAGCAGGTCAGCTAAGGTATTACAGCAGGCGTTCATAGAGTGCCTGTGATAATGACCATCAGACAAATCGTCTGAGCTGACAGTTCAATCAATCACCAATTACCAGTTACACAGGGTAACTGACATCATTGTCTGTTTATCCCGGTGAATTTTGAAATACTCACTACTCTCATAACGTCTCTGCCTGCCAACACCAGAACGGCAGAGGTCAGTTAGCCGTATAGATGAACCTCTCCCGGGTGGCTCCTGAGAGATTCTTTATACGCTAGCTGGTAGTAACTAAAGGCCGCATATTTTTGCGGCCTTTTTCATCATTTGTAAAATGAAAGCCCTCAGGCGATTAACGATGCTCAGGACCATGGAAGTGATCTCCACCATGTCCGCCTCCATGGGGACCAGGGGGAAGGATACATCCTGAAAGTGACAGCGCACCACAGATCACAAAAACAGCAAGCATAATTCTTTTCATAATAACTCCTGAACTAAAGAGCCTTAATTCCAAAACATAAAAGTGAATATTTTATGGAGAATCAGTAATTCCTTTTTCTCCCTCACGTTAAATAGGAATAATCCATGGCAAAACCGGACTGGGGCGAGCTTCAGCAACGGTTCCTGTCCGATCATGCCGCAACCGGCGTATCACCGAAGGATTGGTGTGAAGCGCAGGGACTGAATTACGCTACCGCCCGCCGATACATCAAGAAACCCACTGCGCAAAAACCTGCGCAGAAGAAACTGCGCACTGCGCAAAAGGAAAAGTGCGCAGAAGAGTTGGTGGATGATGATGGCCTCACCGATCAACAACGTTCATTTGTCGCGGAATACCTGAAGGACAACAACGCCACACAGGCCGCTATCCGTGCCGGGTACAGCAAGAAGACAGCGAATGAACAGGGAGCAAGGCTGTTAGCAAAAGTTAGTATTGCGCAGGCCATTGCGCAGCAGCAGAAAGCATCCATTGTGCGCACGCTTGGAAGTGCCGATGAAGTGCTTGAGCAGATGTGGCGCCTGGCAACGTTCGACGCCAACCAGCTATCACAGTATCGCCGCGGGAGTTGTCGTTACTGCTGGGGCTTTGGTCATCAGTATCAATGGCGTGATGCCGTGGAGTACGAAGAGAAGCGACTCGAAGCGCTTGAGCGAAAACGTCGCGAGCCCGTAGATGTTGGTGGTTACGGTTACGACCACACCAGCGCACCTAACCCGGAATGCCCCCGCTGCAATGGTGATGGTGTAGGCCAGCCTTTCTTCGCCGATACGCGTAAGCTGGCGCCGGATGCTGCGCTTGCCTATTCCGGTGTGAAGCTTGGGAAGAATGGCGTAGAGATTACCGCTATTAGTCGCGAGCGAATGTACGAGGCGGTGATGAAACGGCTCGGCCTGGCTGATGGCGAGTTCGCCCAGCGTCTGCAGCTGATTGAAATTGAGCGCCGGCAGCTGGAGGTCGAAAAATTACGCAAAGAGCTGGCTGCTGATCCGGAGGATGACGAACCAACACCAGTTGCAATCAATATCAACGTAGTCGATGCACGAGTGAGGGAAGAGGATGGCGATAGCACCGACGCTTAACATCCCTCAGGCCAAATTTCTTGCGATGCAGTACAAGTTTAAGGCCTACGTCGCCGGCTTCGGTTCCGGTAAGACGTGGGTCGGTTGTGGTGGCATCTGTAAAGGGATGTGGGAACACCCCAAAATCAACCAGGGTTACTTTGCGCCAACGTATCCGCAGATCCGTGACATCTTTTATCCCACTGTTGAGGAGGTTGCCCACGACTGGGGGCTGAATGTCAAAATCAACGAGGGAAACAAAGAGGTTCACTTCTACGCCGGGCGCCAGTACCGAGGAACGACGATTTGCCGCTCGATGGAGAAACCGCAAACCATCGTTGGTTTTAAAATCGGTAATGCGCTTATTGATGAGCTGGACGTAATGCCCGCGAAAAAGGCGCAGTTAGCCTGGCGAAAAATCATTGCCCGTATGCGTTACAACGTGGCCGGTCTTCGTAACGGGATCGACGTCACCACGACGCCGGAAGGGTTTAAATTCGTTTATCAGCAGTTCGCAAAGGCTGTACGATATAAGCCTTCGCTCTCAACGCTGTACGGCCTGGTGCAGGCCTCGACGTTCGACAATGAAAAGAATCTGCCACCGGACTATATCCCGTCGCTGATGGAGTCATACCCGCCGGAGCTGATCAAGGCTTATCTCCGTGGCCAGTTCACCAACCTTACCAGCGGGACGATTTACCATCAGTTTGACCGTAAGCTGAATAACTGCAGGGAAGAAGAGCAACCCGGTGAGCCGCTGTATATCGGTATGGATTTCAACGTCGGGAAGATGGCCGGGGTTGTTCATGTGTTACGTCTGGGGCTTCCGTTTGCGGTTAATGAAATCGTGAAGGCTTACGACACCCCTGACATGATCCGCATCATCAAAGAACGGTTCTGGCTGTACGACGGCAACGATTATCGCAAGGTACGGGAAATCTATATTTACCCGGACGCTTCCGGCGATTCCCGTAAATCCAGCAATGCCAGCGCCACTGATATCGCTCAGCTTAAGCAGGCCGGCTTCAATGTGGTTGTTAATGCATCAAACCCGCCAGTGAAAGACCGCATCAACGCGATGAATGCCATGTTCTGCAATGGTAACGGTGAACGTCGCTACAAAGTGAATGTAAAGCGGTGCCCGGTGTACACCGAATCGCTTGAGCAACAGGTTTGGGGCGAAAACGGTGAGCCGGATAAAACGGCGGATAACGATCACCCCAACGATGCCGGTGGGTATTTCATTGTGAAGCAATTCCCGATTATCAAACCGACTGGAAAAGTCACCCAACTGCGGATGTAAAACCATGCCTGATATTTCAACGCCCAACCTCGACTATAACGACATGGTTGAGGCATGGGATATTAATGATGCGCTGATGGGCGGCACGCTGGAAATGCGCCGGCAGGGCAAGAAGTATCTCCCGAAATGGCCGAACGAAGATCCTGAAAGTTATAAGGAGCGTTTGGCTTCGGCAACGTTACTACCTGCCTATGAAGAGGCCATTAAACAAAACATCGGGCGAGTGTTTGCTGAGCCGACGGTATTGAGTGAGGATTCTCCTGAACAAATACGGGAGCTGTCGCCAGATATTGATATGGAAGGAAACCGGCTCGATGTCTGGGCGCAGCAATTTTTCAGCATCGGATTCCAGTATGGTCTGGTACATGCGCTGGTGGATTTCCCGAAAATTGACCGGGAGGCAGTAAAAACTAAAGCCGACGAAAAAGCCGCGGGATCCCGCCCGTATGCCACGATGTTAAATCCTCGCCAGGTCATCGGCTGGAAATCGAAAGTGGTTAAAGGGAAAGTAGTGTTGACCGATCTGCGTATCAGAGAGGTCATCATTATTGATGGCGACGATTACGGGCAAACGAAAGTTGAGCAAATACGCCATATCATGCCGGGCAAGGTTGAAATTTATCGCCGAAATAAAGGTGATAACGGCGAAAGCCAGTGGCAGATTCACGACGAGTGGGAAACCAGTCGCGATGACATTCCCCTGGTGACGCTTTACACGAAACGCACAGGCTTTATGCGCGGTTCACCGCCACTGCTTAATCTCGCCTTACTGAATATCAAGCACTGGCAGAGTCAGAGTGAACAGGACAACATTCTTCATGTCGCTCGCGTGCCGTTGCTGGTGGCTTACGGTCTGGCTGATGGCGAAACGTTGACGATAGGTTCTTCCTCTGCGACTCGTTTCGATGACCGCCAGCGGCAGGGACTGGAATATGTCGAGCATACCGGGGCTGCGATTGAAGCCGGTAAGATTTCCCTTGAGGATCTGGAAAACCAGATGCGTCAGGCCGGCGCAAAACTGCTGCGCGCGGAAAACACATCGACTAAATCCTTAGACCAGACTCACGAAGAGCGGATGCAGGAGAATTCACCTCTCTACACCATGGCAAGCTCGCTTGAGGATGCGCTCGATAATATCCTGCAGATTATGGCGGAATGGCTGGGCGAGAAAGAAGGCGGCAATGTCGATGTACGCACCGAACTGGATGTTTCAGCCCAGACGTTTGATGCCGCAGCTGCAACAGCTGTTCAGTCGCTCCGTCAGGGTGGTGATATACGTCAGGTCGATGCTGTTCGCGTTTTGCAGGCCCTCAAATTTATCGATCCGGACGCGAAGCCCGAAGAGGTTATCGACGAGTTGCGGAATCAGCAGGTCACGCTGGCCGGCGGACTGAGTAACCCGGGTGGTGCAAATGGCAACGGCGAATGACAAGCTTCAGGATGAATCGATAGCGCATGCGATATGGATAGCGCGGTACAGCACCAGCGTTGCAAACAGGATGATAAAAATCCTGAATGACAGCGATGCGGAACTGACAGCCAGATTGCTGGTAGCGATGGATAGCCTGGATGCTGACAGCTTTACCGTGTCGCGACTGGAAGCGCTGCTCGTTAGTGTCAGAGCTCTCAATCGCGAGGCTGTGCAGTCAATGTACGCGGGACTATCTGATGAGCTGCAGCAACTCGCTCAGCACGAAGCAGGCTTTCAGCTGAGCCTGTTCCAGTTTGCGATCCCCGATGATGTGCTATCGCTTCACCCGCTGGTGGGCATTTCACCGGATGCCGTTTACGCAACTGCGATGGCACAGCCGTTTCAGGGGCGCCTGCTTTCGGAGTGGGCAGATAACCTTGAAGCTGACAGGATGGCAAGAATTTCCAATACAGTGCGGCAGGGTTTTCTCCTGGGCGATACGCATGAGCAAATCGCCAGAAAGGTCCGTGGTCATGCTAACCGTGGTTATCAGGATGGCGCGCTGCAGATGAGCCGAACCAATGCCGGCAGTATTGCAAAAACGGCTGTGGGGCATCTTGCTTCTACGGCCAGGAAAAGCTTTGCAGATGCGAACGATGACATTTTGAAGGGTAAGCAGTGGTTATCCACTTTGGATAACCGTACATCAAAAGACTGTCGGATTCGCGACCGCCTCAAGTACACACTCGATAACAAGCCGATCGGCCATAAGGTGCCGTATCTGCAGGGACCCGGGAAAATCCATTTCTGCTGTCGCAGCGTCGAAACCTACATCCTGAAATCGTCTGATGAGCTGGGTATTGCTGTTGGGCAAATATCAGATAGCTCACGTGCCAGCATGGACGGGCAGGTGCCTTCGGATACCGATTATCAGGGCTGGTTCTCGCGCCAGTCTTTCACGCGACAGTCCCAGATCGTTGGCGTAACCCGGGCCCGGCTGATTCGTGACGGAGGTATGTCGCCCGATGACTTCTACAACGACAAGGGCGAATGGCTGACTCTGGAGCAACTTCGTAACCTGGATGCTCAGGCGTTCAGTAACGCCAGACTTTAAAGCTTTTTAAGTCTTCAATCAGGCTGCCTCAGGGCGGCCTTTTTTATTGCCGTGATCCGGATGGTGAGCGGTGCAACGGTCGGATGACCCCGAAAAGGTAACCACATGAAACTGAAAACAGTCGAAGTTAACGGCAAAAGCTATGCAGAAGTCGATTCCAGCGGTTTACCCGTCTACGTCCACGATGACGGCCAGGAGGTTGGTTTTGATGCTGTGCAGGCCGTTGGGAAAATCTCCTCTCTGAATGGCGAGGCGAAATCTCATCGTGAAGCCAAAGAAGCCGCTGAAGCCAGTCTGGCTAAGTTTGCCAAAATCGGTGATCCGGCTAAGGCGCTCGAAGCGCTGGAGATGATGACTAAAATCGACCAGAAAAAACTGATCGACGCAGGCGCGGTTGATCAGGTTAAAGCGGATATCACCAAATCCTTCCAGGCGCAGCTTGATGAAGCTACTCAGCGTGCGACGACTCTTGAAGTCCAGCTTTATCAGGAAATGATCGGCGGCCGTTTCTCTGGCTCGAAATTCATCGCAGATAAAGTGGCAATCCCGGCAGATATGCTTCAGGCGCGGTTCGGTCAGTCCTTCAAAGTCGAGGACGGGAAAGTCGTTGCCTATGACGGCTCCGGCAACAAAATTTATTCCCGCTCGAAGCCGGGCGAACTGGCGGCCTTTGATGAGGCGCTGGAGTTCCTGGTGGAGCAGTACCCACAGAAAGACCACATTCTGAAGGCCAGCGGCAACCAGGGAGGCGGCTCACGGCAGTCTCAGCATTCACTCGGGCAGAAAACGATGAAACGCGATGCGTTTACCAGTTTGAGTCCGACAGATCAGCAATCAACTCTCAAAGACGGTATCACCATCGTCGATTAATTCTTTGCCAGCCGCCGGATGGCTGCTGGTGCCGGAGCTGGATAGCTCAACCAACCCTATATTTTAATCTCCAAGGAATCTATACACATGGCTAATACGCTTACCGGGTTGATCCCGACTATCTTCACGGCTCTGGATACCGTATCTCGCGAACAGGTCGGTTTTATCCCGGCTGTATCGCGCAATGCTAAGGCTGATGCGGCCGCGAAGGACCAGACCGTTACTGCACCGGTTGCGCCACCGGCAACCACTGTTGATATTACCCCGGGGGCTACTGCGCCAAATGACGGCGACCAGACGATCGGCACCGTTGATGTCAAAATCACCAAATCCAAAATGGCCCCGGTCAAATGGAACGGTGAGGAACAACTGGCACTGGGGCCCGCAGGGACATACAACACCATCCTCGCTGATCAGTTTAAGCAGGCTTTTCGCGCGCTGGCTAACGAGATGGATGCAGATCTTGCGGCTCTGTATTTCGCATCCTCCCGTGCTGTTGGTACGGCCGGCACCGCTCCTTTCGGTATTGCAGGTGATTTGTCGGATGCGGCCAATGCGCGCCAGGTTCTCTCTGACAACGGTTCGCCAACAACTGATCTGCAGATGGTTCTCGGTTCTTCGGCTATCGCAAACCTCCGCGGTAAACAGTCTGTTCTGTTCAAAGTAAACGAATCCGGTACTGATGCGCTTCTGCGCGAAGGTATCGTGGGGCGACTGGAAGGATTCAACATCCACGAATCCGCGCATGTTAAGAAATGCGCTGCATCTCCGGCTGCCGGATACCTGGTGAATGGAGCAAAAGCTGAAGGCGATATTCTGATTGCGATTGATACCGGCACAGGTGCTTTTGCAGCAGGTGACATCGTGACGTTTGACGGGGACAGCAATAAATACCTTGTTGCTGCTGCGACGGCCACAGCAATCACCCTGGCTGCTCCTGGCTTACGTCAGTCACTGGCCGACAACACCGCTATTACCGCTGGTGGCGCCTACACCGCAAACATGGCGTTTGATCGCAATGCATTCCTGCTTGCATCCCGAACCCCGGCAATGCCGCAGGGCGGCGATACGGCGGATGATGTGATGAACGTTACTGACCCCGTATCTGGCATCACTTACCAGGTGGCACTGTACCGCCAGTATCGCCAGGTGCGTTACGAAGTCGGTTTATCCTGGGGTGTAGCGGCAGTTAAGTCCGCGCACTCAGCGTTGTTGCTGGGCTGATAAACAGGGGGCTTCGGCCCCTTTTTTTAGTGGAGGGATAATGGCCGGATTAACAAAAGAGCAGCGCGCCCAACGAGCTGCTGAGCAAACTGCGTCTACGAAGGTGGATAACAACGTACCCGTAACGACCACATCGCTGCTGGTGGCGATGGTTACCGATTTCCCGGCATTCCCGGGTGCGCCCAATACCGCCAACGTTCACCCTGATGAAGTGGAGAACTGGAAGGCGCACGGCTGGAAAGAAATGGAGTGATGCATGATCACTTTCATCACCGTTGAAGACGTCAATTCGATTCTCGGTGCCACCTGGACAGATGAAAGCAAAAAAGCCAAATCTGTGCTGATGGCTAATACCTGGATGAATGGACTTAACCTGAAAATGCCGTGCAATAAGGCAACTCACGAAATCATCATTTCTGACGATGTGAAACAAGCTGGCGCCTATGCGGCGCTAGCGGCCTCGAATGGTGGCCTTTATCAGCAGAAAACCGATTCTGGTGTGTTGCTGAGTAAGACGGTAGATGCCGATGATGTCAGCGTTTCAAAGACCTTCGCGGAACTTGCTACCAACAGCTCGGCATTGCTTGATTCCGATCTGCAGCTGGCGCTTGCAATGCTAAAGCCCTATGGCGTTAGTCAGTCTCAGGTACGGCTGGTAAGGGGGTGATATGCAAAACACTGATGTGCATTATGCCGGTGACGGGCTCGGCCCTCGCGATGTGTTTGTGAATGGAAACCCGATCAATTATGTCGTTTACGCAAACCCGGCAAAGGGCGTTGTTGAGTTTGCTCCGCTTCCGCTGAGGGTTAAACGCAACGGCGAAATCTATACCAGGAAACTGCGTGGTAACGTCCTGGTCCTTTTTACTGGCGGATATGTTTCTAACAATATCCCGCTTCAGCGTTTTGGTGAAAAAGGCATAGAGGAGGTAGACCGTGGGTATCCGCGACGAACTCCAAACTGAAGTCGCCGCAGCCTTCGATACAGACCTGCAGGATGCCGTTAAGGATTTCACTGGGTCATACACCGTTCGAGGTGCCTGGGACCCGGTGACGGAAACCGGCACTGAAACGCAGGTGACTTACTCGGGGCGTGGAGTGCTGGCGCGTTATAAACTGCGCCGTATCGATGGCGTTAACATTCTGCATGGTGACGTGAAGCTAACCGCCCTGGTCAATGAGGTGACTAACAAGCCGGCAGTCGGGCATATCATCACCGCACCGGATTCTATTACGGGTGAGCTTCAGCGTTACGAGATCATCACCGCTTCTGCCGACTCTGCTGGCGCTGCGTACTCCATTCAACTGCGGAGGGTGTGATATGGCTAAGGGCTGGAACATTGACCCGGCGGCATTCGCCGGGCTGGTGGCCGAAGATGTCAAACTACGCCAGCGGACAATCGCCATTCAACTGCTGAATGAAATCGTTCAACGTTCGCCGGTAGGAAACCCTGAGTTGTGGGCCATCAACGCGACCGCGGTTCAATACAACAAAGCTGTTGGGGAATGGAACGAATCTCTTTATGCCGACCCTGCTAACCTGACCAAAACCGGAAGGCTCAGGAAGAAAGTCCGTGTTAATGACAGCATGGATATCAGGCGGCCGGCTGAGTATCGCGCAGGAACCTTCAGGGCATCGCATTTTGTCAGCATCGGCGAACCCGATCACTCCGTCCCGACCGAGCCGGATCCGCGTGGGACAATGACATTTCTTAATGGCAAAAATATCATTGACCAGGCGCCAGCCTACTCGGTGATTTACATTCAGTCGAACCTGCCTTACTCCGTGCCTCTGGAGAATGGTCACTCAACGCAGGCGCCAACAGGCGTCTATGCCGTCTCGTTTAATGGTGTGATTCAGGCCTACAAATGACCCTTACAGAAATCAGAAACGCTGTCATTTCCCGAATGGCGGCACAGACCGCTATTGCCTCTGATGCGGTGGATTATCCCAATGGTCCGGTATTTGACCCCAGCAACCGCGATATCTGGGCCCGCCTCACCAACATTGCAGGACAGGCTGGCGCAACCGAGATCGGGGATGGGCCAGTCGTCCACAGGACGGGCTTACTCATCATTCAGCTATTTGTTCCGGTTGGCTCCGGGACGTTGCTTATCTCCCGGACGGCTGATCAGCTAACGGAGCTATTCGAGTTCAAGGACGACGGAAAACTTAGTTATTTCGCTGTTTCTGCTGTGCCGGCGGGTGAGGCCGATGGCTGGTTACAGCTCAATCTTCAAATTCCTTATCGCGCTCTGTAGCGCACAAAAAACAGGAGGCTCCTGTGAGCTCAGGTGCAAAAGTAGTAGCCGCGTTTATTCGCGAGACAACGCCAGGAATCACGCCAACAGCAGGGGCGTGGAACCTGCTGCGTCGTTCTTCATTTGGTCTGAAACCAACTCAGAACACCAACGACAATGACGAAATCGCTGGTGACCGTATGGCGCAGGGTGTTTCACGCGGCACAGTGGATGTCGGCGGCGATGTCGGCACACGGTTTCGCTGGAATCAGCATGACGATTTTCTTGCCAGCTGTTTCGGCGCCGAATGGGTAAATAACGTGCTGACGATGGGTAATGGTCGTATTACGTTCTCCGTGGCGACCTTTGCCAGTGATGTGGGGATCGCCCAGATTGCCCGCGGTTGCCAGGTTGGTACCTTCCAGATGGAAATCCCGGCCGATGGTGATATCACTGCAACCATTACGTTTGCAGGGCTGGACTGGGAGACGAAGGGGGACGATACCAGCTTTTTCACCACGCCAGTGGATTTAGCGGGGGCGCTGCGTTACTCCTTCAAAGAGGTCACAAACATCCGGCTAAATGGTGTTGATGGCGGGACAGGCTTCTGCGTCGACACCTTTAACATTCAGTTCAACAACAATATGCAGACTCAGCGCTGCATCGGTACCGGTTCGGCGTTCGCCGGCGCAAACATTCCGACAACCTTTACCCCTTCAGGTCAAATCACGCTGTCATGGTCAAAGGCTGCCTGGGAGGTTTACAAAAGAACGTTCACCGGCGAAACGGTGCCGTTTAGCTTCACGCTGGAGAATGCTGAAGGCGCATATACCTTCGATTTCCCGGAAGTGCAGATCTCCGGCGACTGGCCGGATGCGGGGAGCACTGACATTGTTCAGGTTCAGCTGGATATCACCGCGGCCAATACTCCGCCAACTATTACTCGCGTTCCTGCCACTACTGGCGGTGGTGATTAACATTGGCCCTCTTTGGAGGGTTTTTTTATGGAGTTTTTATGCTGATTGTTACCCCGAAAATTGATTTAAATGGCGAGCGCTGGTTCTATCCTTACAAAAAGCCAGCAGGCAGCAAAAAGGAATTCTCGCCGGAAGAAGAATCGCTGTTCAAACTTCGCCTGCTGGTGGCCAGCAGCGAGAATCCGCAATATCGCTCTCGTAACGCGCTGGTGCGCCGCCACATCGATAAGATGGACGCAGGTTATAAGGTGGGGACAACGGATTTTAATCTCGCCAGCGTGGACGATATAGACTCTGTTGATGACCTGCTGATCGATAACGCCGCTCGGTTCCTGCTGAAAGGCTGGGAGGGAGTAGGTAAGTTAGTCGACGGCATAGAGGTTGCTCTCGACTACACCCCAGAACTTGGGGCTGCCATGCTGAAACAGCACCCGGCGCTATACTGGCTGATACTGGCTGAGGCAGCAAACATTGCTCAGGGTAAGGAGCAGCAGACTCAGGAAACCGTAAAAAAGCCATAGAGGCCCAAAAGTGGCTAAAGGATTTCGCTGGCGAGCAGGGCGAGAAAGCAAAGTGGCGCAGGGAGAAGCTAAATCTCCCCCCCATTCCAGAGCCTGAAATCGATGCGGTCACTGGGGAGATCCTCAACGCTTACGCCATGATATCGCGCGGCAGGAAGTATGCCGGCATGGCCGGAGTGCCGCTCCCTCTATCCCTGAATGATATTGAGCTTTACCTGGCATCGCGCACCATCCTGATCGACCGCATTGAGTTTGACGCAGCAATACTGGCCCTCGATGATGCCTGGAGAGTTGAGTGGGCTGAAGAGCAGAAAAGACAGGCAAAAGTGAAGTAGTCATATCATTGTCCCTATCTTTTCCTGTGCTAACCTGTGAGCAAATGTTAATGATGAGGATAGGGATGTGAAAAGGGCTTTGGTGGTCGGGCTTGGTTTAATGGCATTGTTGGGCTGTGATGACAAGTTTCAAATATCAAAACTACTCCCCCCTAAAGACCCACCTTCAATTGCTGAGATGATAGCTACGGGGAAAGAGGAAATAACGTCGGAATGTAAAAAAGGCGATGTTTCCTTTAACTGTGAATTCCTCACTGGCGATTTAACCGGGACGGGAAAGTGGCATCATACCAAGCTGTACCTGCATAACAACGGGATGGTAGATATGATTATTGACGGCAAGGCTTACTATCAAAGCGATATCAGCAGTAACACCTTTGCGGGTCAGGAGACAACTACCTTCACAATGAAAGGCGTTGGTGGCGACAATGGTGAAGTAAATATCGTTAGATCCAATGAAGGGAAATCCTTAAATTTTGAAGCCTATAACAAAGATGACAAACGGTTTGTTATGGGAGGCGTTAAATTGCAGTAACTCAATCGAGGGATGAAGATAGCCTTCACTGATTATCATTTTTTAAGTATTTCCTAACCCGCTTTATCGGCGGGTTTTTTATTGCCCGGAGATAAGGTAAATGGCAGAACAAGAATCACGGCTAGCGATACGCCTGGACAGCTCCGGGGCAGAGAAGCAGGCTGACAGCCTTACTGTTGCGCTTGATAAGATGACTCAGTCTGGTGATAAGGCTGTAACCAGCATATTCAAAGTGACAAAAGCGACTGACGATGAAAAAGATGCTCTCAATAAATTACGAGCAGCCATTGATCCGGTTGGTGCTGCAATTGATACAGTCGGTCGCCGCTATAGTGAGCTAAAAAAATACTTCGATAAGGGTCTAATTGACGAGGAAGAGTTTCGTTCGCTGTCTAAGATGCTGAATGACACCACTGAGGAACTAAGTGGTGTTGCACAAGCTCAACGAGAAGCAGAGAAGGCCAGCAAACTGGCTGCCGTGCAGCAGGAGGCGCAGGCTGATGCATTCCAGAGAATGCTCGATAAAATCGACCCTCTGGCAGCTGCTCTTCGCAATCTTGAACAACAACAAAGTGAACTGAATACTGCCTTTAAATCGGGCGCAATTAATACTTCCCAATATGATGCCTACAGCAAAAAACTGCAGGAGACTCGTCGGGAAGTAACCGGCGAAGCACAAGCCGAGCGCGAGGCTGTAAAAGCACATGATGAGCAGGTAACTGCGCTGCGTCGTCTTGAGGCCCAAATAGATCCCGTAGGTGAAGCATTCCGTCGCCTTAACGAGCAGCAGCGCCAGCTGGATACAGCTAAAACATCCGGGATGCTGTCGCCCCTGGCTTACGATCGCCTCAACAGTAAACTTGCAGAATCCCGCGATGCTCTGGAGAAAACCCAGGCGCAATTGGGTAAAACAAGCCAATCTGCAGCTCAGACTGCCAACGCTATGCGCATGATCCCTGCTCAGATGACCGATATCGTTGTCGGTCTTTCTACCGGGCAGTCACCGTTTATGGTTCTTATGCAGCAGGGCGGTCAGCTCAAAGATATGTTTGGCGGCATTGGGCCAGCGATTAAGGGCGTTGGCACATATGTCATGGGTCTGGTTAATCCCTATAGCGTAGCAGCTGCTTCAGTTGGGTTGCTAACTTATGCCGTCTATCAGAACCGACAGGAAATTGATGCTGCCACAAAAATAGCCACAACGTCCCTTGGCGCTAATGGAGATGCTGCTGAGCGACTTGCACTCAATATGGTTGCTATATCTGATAAGACGGGTCAGACGATCGATGAAGTCGGTAGTATGTTTATAACGACTAATGACGGTGCGAGCGAAGCAATAAATAAGCTTATCGACGTTGGTTTTAGTTATGACGAGGCAAGGACAAAGGTAGCCCAATACAAGGATTCTGCTAATTTCACCGCCTTGAATGCTGATATTGATCAGCATCGACGGGAGATCCTGAAAATAGGTGATTCGTGGACAGCTGCAGCTATTGAGGTCAAAAATTATTACACAGCAGCGGATAAGGGTAGGCAAAACGTAGCGCTTGGTGGCGCAATTGACCCTACGATGAGGTTTATCGGCCAGGCATTAGATCTGCAAACCACGATGAACACACTTACCATTGAAGGTAATAAGGCGGTAAAAAATTCCGTAGACTGGATTAATAAGGAGTATCTGGCGGCAGACAGGGTTGCCGGTGCAGAAGCTCGGTTAAAGGAGGCAAGAGCACAGTCCAGAAAAATTGCTTTCTCAGGAAATAAAGAAGCAATCGATCAGGCCAATGCGCTAATTGCTGTAAGGGAAAAGGAACTTGAGCAGGCCAAAAAAGCTGGGCAGCCTAAGACCCACAAAGAAAAAGCCTATACCGAGGACGCAGCAACCCGGCTGCTTGATCAGATAAACCAGCAGACTGCTGCCATGCAGTCCCAGCTGGATGCCAGTGACAAGCTTAACAGCGCGACACAGGCTCGTATCAAGTTCGAGCAGCAGATTGCTGACCTCAAATCTAAAACGCAGCTCACCGCGGACCAGAAGTCGATCCTTTCCCGTTCAGATGAAATCATCCAGGCATATAAGCAGCAGGAGGCACTGCAAAATTCCGTAAAAACCCTGGACGATTACCGGAAGATGCAGGAACAGGTAAAGACGAAGGATGAGCGGACCAACGATCTGCTTAAAACCCGCCTTGAACTGCTGGAGAAAGCCAAAGCAACCGGGCAACTGAAACCCGGTGAATATGAAAAAACGCGGGCAGATATTTATCAAAACACCGATATGCAACTGCCCTCGACGGTTCGTAATGTTGTAGGAAACCTGACACCCACAGGAGGGCGACTCTCTGGAACTTTTGAGGGGATGCAGGGGCAAATCAACGAATATGACCAGGCTCAGCAAGAGCTCCAGCGCTGGCTGGCAGCTCAGGAGGAAGCTTATGCGAAGGCCGGTGAAATAACTGCCGAGGGTGAGGCCAGAATGACCTCTATTCGTCAGCGTGCAGCGGATGCAAATCAGGTCATAGAGACTCAGAAAAACACCATCATATCTGCGGCCACGCAGTCCTTGTTTGATAGTACCGCTGAAATCATGCGAGCGGGGTTTGGTGAGCAATCGGCAATCTACAAGGTTGCTTTTGCTGCGAGTAAGGCATTCGCTATCGCGGACTCTATGGTGAAAATCCAGCAGGCTATAGCAAGCGGTGCAGTAAGCGCGCCTTATCCGGCCAACATCATCGCTATGGCCTCAATCGCTGCGCAGACTGCCAGTATCGTCTCAAATATTCAGGCTGTTTCAGGGGTTGGCTTCGCCTCCGGCGGTTACACCGGCCCCGGTGGTAAGTATCAGCCCGCGGGTATTGTTCACAAAGGTGAGTACGTCTTCGACCAGGCGTCAACGAACCGGATCGGCGTTTCTCAGCTTGAGGCACTTCGAAATGGCCAACCGCTTGATGCAACTCTGGGGCGCACAGGGTTTGGTACTGGTGTTCAGAACGTTAACAGCGATAACCGTAGGCAAACAACTGTACACGCGCCGATTAATCAGGAGTTTCATCTCCAGGGTATTACTCCGGAGCAGTTGAGCGCTACACTCAATCAGAATAATCGACTGCTTTCCAGGCAGTTAAAAGGTGAACTCACAAAGGAGGTTACCATGCCACAAGGGGCTTTTGGCAACGCTCTAAAAGGAAACTATACACGACACGGTCCTAGGTAAGCTAAACTGCATTAGCTGAGACTTGATTAGGTAGGTAAGTCTAACAATCTGAGTAGGTGCAAGAAAACACAAGGATCTTATTAATGGAAGCGTTGTTAACATTTACATTTAAAGACTTTATAGCTTTTATGATTCCTCTTTTTATTGGCGGGCTTATCTTCAATAGGAGACGTAAACGTAAGGAGGTCCGAGTGAAGTTTTCATTTCTTTGGCTTGTTTTGATAGTCGGTGGAATTCTTGAAATATGCGATGATATCTACACAACTTATTCCTATAGGCATAATCACTTATATAATAATGATACGCTTACAACCGTGTTTAACTATGATTTTGCAAAAATTGTTTTTTGTGGGGTTTTGATCTTTGTTTCTATTGCGCTTCTTCTTCAGGAGTTGCTTTTAAACAAGCAGTCACATTGACGTATGTTGCCTGTCGGCGCATCGCCATTTTTTATTTTGATATGGGGCTGTGCCGAAACAATGTAAGCTCATATTAAAGTCAATAAAATTAATATATTGATAATGCTGTTTTTTTTTGATTTCTTTTAGCTCTTGAGGTGACTTGATAAATATATCGCCTTGTGTGTTTGTTTCGATTTAATAAAATTTTTATCTTCGTTAATTTTAACCAAAAAATCAGAGATTTCTTCGATTCCATAGTGCTTTATTCTGAAATGAATACCCTCCTGAGGTTAATGGTGAAATTTTATTCGAGATACTTTACCGGGAGACTGCATGACTGATATCTACTACCCACATGACAGCCTCCCTATGCCATTACAGGAAGGATACGGATTTCAGCCTGTAAGCCCGTTAAAACGAACCCAGTTAACCACCGGTCGCGCGAGGCAAAGGCGAGCTTTTACGTCCACGCCGACGCAGGCCAGCATCACCTGGTTTATGGAAACCGATGCGCAGGGCCTGGCGTTTGAGTCCTGGTTCCGTGATGCGTTATCTGACGGGGCAGCGTGGTTCATGATGAAGCTGCAGACGCCGGCGGGCATTAAGTTTTACAAATGCCGCTTCACAGATATTTATCAGGGACCGGTGCTGGTGGCCCCGATTTACTGGAAGTACACGGCAACGCTTGAATTATGGGAGCGCCCCCTTGCTCCTGCCCCATGGGGTAATTACCCGGAATGGATCGTCGGCAGCTCACTGCTGGATATTGCGCTGAATAAGGAGTGGCCGAAGCATGACGCAGATTAAACGCCTCTACGCCAGCAGCGGGCCGGAGGTGATCATTGAAACGCTGCAGATCAACGTTGGTTCTGACGTCCATTATCTGTGCCAGGGTTACGAGAACTTCACGGCAACGACGGAGAACGGCGATACCGTAACGTTTTCCGCCTGTGCGATAGACATTGCGCTGCCGGCGCGCAATGCGGACGGTACGCAAGATTTGAAATTTGCCTTGTGCAATATCGATGGTGTTGTGTCCACGGCGATCCGCTATGCCTTGGCTAACAGATTGCCTGCATGGCTGACGTACCGAAGTTATATCTCCACTGATTTAGCAGCGCCTGCGTCAGTGCCGTATACGCTGAAAATCAAGTCGGGCTCCTGGACAGCGACAGAGGTGCAGATCACCGCGGGCTATATGAATGTCCTCGATATGGCCTGGCCGCGTTACCGCTACACGCTCCCTATATTCCCCGGACTGCGTTATATCAGCTAAGGATTCCCAATGTTTAACCCTGATAAATACCGTTCTGTTAAATGGCAGAAGGGCGGTAGAGCCTACCCGCTACTCGACTGCTTCGGGATTGTGAACGAGATACGCAGCGATTTGGGCTTGCCTCTCTGGCCTGATTTTGCCGGGGTCACGAAAGACGACGGCGGCCTTGATCGGGAGGCGCGTCGAATGATGCTTACTCTGGAATGCTGTGAACCCTGCGAAGGCGCAGGGGTAGCCTGCTATTCCGGGTCAACCGTCACCCATGTGGGTATCGTTGTGATGCTCGATAACCAGCTGCAGGTCGCGGAATGCAACCCAGGCACGAACGTAACTTTTCTGCCGTTGCCGCGATTTAAGCGGCGCTTTGTTCGCGTGGAGTTCTGGCAATGACCATTCGTTTTTATCCTTCCCGGCTTCCCGGAGAACCACTTGAAACGCATGAGCATGGTGTTACGAGCATTCGCAGCTGGCTGGTTGCCAATGTCGAAAACTATACCGACCGGGATATCCCACCACTGACCGTTGAGGTTGAGGGTCAGTCAATTCCGCCAGGCGAGTGGGCTACTTGCGTGATCCACCCTGATAGTGATGTTCGGCTTTATCCGGTTCCCTTCGGGCTTGAGGCCGCCACAATCGCGTGGATCGGTATCGGTATCTCCGTTGCCGCTGCAGCCTATTCGCTGTTTATGATGAGCAACATCGATACGGGCGGCTATACCTCATCCACAGGGCGGAGTCTCGACCTGAACCCGGCGCGGGCCAACACCGCAAAACTCGGTGATGCCATTCGTGAGGTGTTTGGCCGGGTGCGTATCTACCCGGATTATGTGGTCCAGCCCGTTACCCGGTTCGATGCCGCCGATCCTACGAAAATGCGCGTCAAGATGCTGCTGTGTCTCGGTGTCGGTGAACTGATTTATACAAATGGCGATGTCCGGGTTGGCAGTACGCCAGCTTCAACGCTGCCGGGTTTCAACATCACCTATTTTCCGCCAGGCGCGGACGTTTCCGGCGATGAGCGCAGTGAAAACTGGGTCAACAGTACGGAGGTCGGCGGGACATCGTCCGGTACCGGGCTGGATATGGCCCAGACGTCGCCGGACGCAGACGACATTATCGCAGACAGCATGACCGTATCCGGTTCGAGCGTAACGTTTACCGGGCTGGATACGGATGATGATGACGATAATGACGAGAACGATAACGCGCTACCGCCCAGTTGGGTCACTGGCGCCGTGGTCGAACTGAAAGCCCCGGCGAACTACCAGATCACTTCGGCGGTTGGATACAGCGTTATCGCAAGCCCGCTGCTGACGGAGATCGCGCCGGCAGTAGGTATGCCGGTTACGCTGGGGTTTAACTCTGTCGATTACGATCTGTTTATCGCGTCATATACCCCCGGTCAGGCTGCAGTGCCCGGCACCGGGGGGAGTGCGGCAAAAGTCCAGGCCAGTGCGGCCCCGACCACCTACGATTTTTCGACCAGCTCCAGCACGTTCACGATCACCTGGCAGGGGGTTACCTACCCGGTGTCGCTGGTGGCTAACTATGTCTCGATGTCGGGACTGCTGGCGGCCATCACCGAGGGACTCACTGGCTCCGGCCTGGTTGCACAGGACAACGGCGGCACCGTACTGATAACCGAGTCGGCCAGTCCGTTCGCGGGTGGGGCGATCACGTCCTCTTCGCTGCCTGCAGCTGTTTTCGGTGATGCTCCGGTTTACACCTCCGGCACGGCATCAACCGGCGGCAGCCCGGCGGTAACGGCGAATGTGACGCTTGCCTATAACAGCGCCACGGGAACAGCCTTTTCCGGCATGCCGGAGGGGGTGCAACGGCTTTCACTTGCTCACCGCGGGAATGAGTACCGCATTGTCTCGACCGACGGCACAACGGCGACGGTGGCGCGCCTGGTTAATGGTGCCGTTGATGAGTCATGGCCGGGATTCACCGCCCGGACGATGATCGACTATGAGGCCACTGGTCTTAACGACACGTTGAGCTGGCTGGGGCCGTTCCTGGTTTGCCCTGAAAATGAGACCGTCGATATGTTCGAGGTGAATTTCTCCTTCCCGAACGGCATCTGTGGCTTCGACAGTAAGGGGAAAAAGCGGCTCCGGCATGTTGAGTGGGAGATTCAGTATCGCGTCTACGGTTCCGGATCGGGGTGGGTGAGTCACCAGGGAGAGTACGCGCTTAAAAACGTCAACGGGCTGGGATTCACTGAGCGGATCACCCTCAGCTCACCTGGGCTGGTAGAGGTTCGCTGTCGCCGGCGCAATGAGCAGGGCTCAAACAACGCCAGGGATTCGATGTACTGGCAGGCACTGCGCGGGCGACTGCTGACGCGCCCTTCATCCTATCCCGGCGTGTCGCTGATGGCGGTGACCGTTGAGACGGGGGGCAAATTGGCGGCTCAGTCGGACCGCCGCGTAAACGTGGTGGCCACGCGGGCCTATGACTCAGGAACGGCCAGAACCATTTCTGGGGCGCTGCTGCATGTCGGGAACTCGCTGGGACTGGAGATGGATGTCGACACCATCAACGTGCTGGAGTCTGCATACTGGACGCCACGCGGCGAGTATTTCGACTTTGCTACCGGCGACAGTATCTCAGCGCTGGAAATGCTGCAGAAGATAGCCAATGCCGGGAAGTCACGTTTTCTGCTGAGTGATGGCCTGGCGACGGTCAACCGTGAGGGGATTAAGCCCTGGACTGGCGTGATCACTCCGCATGAGATGGTGGAGGAGCTGCAGAGCGGATTTACCGTACCGTCCGACGATGATTTTGATGGCGTCGACGTGACATACATCAACGGGACTACCTGGGCGGAGGAGACCGTTAAATGCCGGACGCCTGATAATCCCACGCCGGTGAAAATCGAGAACTACAAACTCGATGGGGTACTGAATCAGGATCACGCCTACCAGATCGGCATGCGTCGCCTGATGAAATACCTGCAGCAGCGGGTGACGTTCCAGACCACTACCGAGCTGGACGCGCTGTGCTACAACACGGGCGATCGCATTGTGCTCACGGATGATATTCCGGGTAACAACACGATTTCCTGTCTGGTGGAGGCGATGACAACGGCTGGTGGCGTGACAACGTTCACCGTTACGGAGCCGCTGGACTGGTCTTTCGAAAATCCCCGAGCGCTGATCCGCTATCAGGATGGCTCTGCATCCGGGCTGATGGTGGCGAGCAGGGTGGGTGATTTTCAGCTGTCAGTCCCGCACCTGAGCGAGTTTGATGACCCGATGAAGGTTGACCTGTCGTCGGCAACCATCGAGCCGATCCGCCTGGTGTTCTGCGGCTCAACGCGCCACGTCTACGACGCCATTGTAGAGGAGATCGCCCCTCAGTCAGACGGAACCTGCCAGGTCACCGCAAAAGAATACCTCGAATCGTTCTATGCCTACGACGACGCCACATACCCCGGCGACGTCGCGTAATACCCCATAACAACCCCTAATTAACTCTTTTCGCTCAAACCCTCGTTTGGGCGAACACCGTTTTGGAGCAAAAATCATGGCCGAACTTAACCCGCCTTTGGGAACGACGACGCCTGAAATTTTCCTGGATAACGTCAAGCGCGCTGACGAACTGGTGAACGGTCCGGCAGGAACAGTTAACGACCGAGCAGGTGTACCGCTGGATACGTGGCGTCAGATGATGGCGAAAAACGATGAGGTCAGGCAGAACATCATTCCGCTCAGTAAGCAGTACGCGACGCTGGCGGCGGCGCAGGCAGACATCGCGAATATTCCCGAGGGGAGCACCGCCTATTACCGCAGCCCGGACGACAGCGCCCTCGCGATTGAGGTTATGAACGTTGGCGGGACGCTGACCGCAACCGGACGAAAAATGCCATCACAGGAATATGTCGAATCTGTCGATGAATATGTGACAACCAGACTATTTAGCGAGGTGCTTCCCGGCATTCCCTTCCTTCTACAGGATGAGGAAAGCGGTGTCATTATGTTCGGCGAGGATAGTGGAGCAACTCACGTTCCAGGGTTATCACTGAAATACGGTTCCGATCTGGCTTATTCCGTCACACAAATACCCGGCGTAGCGCATGTTGAACTGGATGAAAATGGAAACGTTTTGCGTTGGGTTGACGATTCCGGTGAGACTCATGACGCCTCACCGGGTAGTGGTGCAGAACCTACGCCCGTTGCGGTATCTTCACCGGTTATTTCTCCCCAGGTCTATGACAATGCCCTGGTGAGTGAGATTGGCTATAACCAGTGGATCAATAACGTCGCTGTGAAGTTCGGGCGGGATTATTTTTTCAGTGGCGTTCGGCTGGGGACGACCGGGCCTGAGCGAATCCTGGGAAACCTGGCTATCTGCCGCCGACAGGGTGAGCGTGGAAAATTTGGGTGCTATGAATTTGGCCCTCGCGCTGCTGTTCTGGGCGATACGGCATCAACGGACGACCATGATGCACCGTCGATTTTGCTCGATACGCGCGCCGGTGCTGAAGTTCCCATACAGATTTTTCAGTCTGATCACTCCGGGGCGAATGTCTGGCTTCGGAAGTGGTCATCGCAGACGTTAGATCCTGCGAATATTTCCGGGCCAGAGGTTGTATCTGACACGTCAAATATGACCTATGCCCAGTCCTACAGAAACCCATTTAATCAGAATGAGATTCTGGTATTTGCCCGTCGGGGATCTACGAATTCGGCGCGCTGGGTCGCACATCACTCAACAGACAACGGCAGGACTTGGCAATCCAATGCATTTATCGGCGGTTCCGATTTGTATATGACCACTTGCCAGAGTGTGGACGGGAACGCCATTCATCTCGCGATCCAACAGCATCCACGTTCGACCGACACGCGCGTGTTATATATGAAAATCAAATGGAGTGATAAATCCCTCATTAATTATAGTGGAATCACAGCGCTGCCTGATATTATGACTTATGGATATATTGATCCCTTCTTAAATGGCATCCCTGATGTAGTCTTTGAAGCCTCTTTACCAACCAACACAAAACGGTTGTTTGAAGTCAAGGATGATGGAATATCGATATTATTTCTTATCGCTGAATTCAATGCATCCAACTATTCTTATCGACGAATGAAAATGTCACAATTTTCGGGAGGGACACCTGTAATACATGATATAGGCGACTGCGGTTCTCCAATGAATAATGATGATGCGACGTTTTATGTGCCAGGCGGCACTATCATTTCTGCAACTGATGTTCTCGTTTGTAACTGGGTGAAAATTCCCGCCCTTGGTCAGTTAACCCGATATGTCTATGACGGTTCTGCCTGGAATGGGACCCTGCTGGACGAGGTTAAAGATGGCCGGAAAATCTGTAGGCCTCTGGTTTTCCGAGAATACTATCAGGACAATGGCATCCTGAAATACCATGACACAAATACTGTCGTCTACTTGCGAGGGACATATAACGCCTATCGTGATTTCGATTTAGATGCTGTATTAATAAATATCTGAGGTTCACATGACATCAATTATTAAAATGCGCGGTGCTGTGTTGGCAACCCCTGTGCTAACACTGAATGATATTCCGTTCTCACGCCAGAAATGTATTAACTGGCTGGGAGCTGACAGCGTGACAATTTCAGAGTATGGGGTTGAATCAATCAATGATTACCAGAATGGTCAGGTTTATCCATCCATTGATACAGCAGCCAGAACACGTGTTTGTAAGCAGGATACAGAAAACGGAATTAATGTGCTGACCTTCAGCCCGGAAAACTTTCCGGTGAACACCATTAATGCCTACCGGGTTCTTAACCCTCAACAGTTTAATGCAAAAGACGCACTGTCTTTCGCAATGCTTATCAAAGCCGAAGCCAGCGATTACACGTCAGGATACAGGGCTATTTTCCATATCGGCATGAATAATAATGCAGGTTCTAACGTACCAATGATCCGCCTGCAATTCACCAGTGATACTGCATTCGGAATTGTGGCGCGGCATTCCTCGCCTGAAGAGACGGCAGAACAGATAGGTATCAATGGGCTTAATACAGGATACAATGTGTTATTTGTCGAACTCGACTATATTAACAGGCGTATCAGGACCAAACTTAATGACGCGCCGATAGTAACACGAACAGCATTCCCTGGGTCCAGCGGGCAGAATGTTGTAGCTGCGTCAGCTGTGGTCGGTTTAGCTGGATACCTTTCGGCATCAGGGCAGGCGGGAAGAACAACGATGTTCTCCGGCAAGGTGAGGGAAATGAGTATTTTTTCCGGGCCTCTGTCAGATGCAGAAATTACATCTGTTACTGACTGGTTACAGAGTAAAAAGGTTGTATTGAATAATTAAATGAATCCCCCTGTATATCCCAGGGGGATTCGTTTTACTCCATCGACAATAAGAACTGCGCAACAGAAACCTTCTCTGCTGAAGTAAGCACGCCCTCCATCAACAAAACCGACTTGATATACTTGGTCGTTGTTTCGTTGTTGTTATCAGTTTTCCTCCCCAGCAGGACATTATTTGTTCCGGCCACTCGGGTCCCAGAGAAAGCAGCTGATGATGATATCAGTGCCCCGGTCTGCGGGTTGTAAATATCAACGGTTACCGTCCCCTGGGTTATCGAGGCAGCAAACGCGAACAGATCACCTACGGCGATAGAGGCCGGGAATGCCGCATAGGCATACCCGGCCGAGGACTGACCATTATTCTGGCCTACACAAAAGAGATTCCCGGTCCCGTTCGTGAAGCCAATTGAAAAGCCACTCGCTGCTGAACCGCTACCTGAAAAATCTGCGATCATATGGGCGTTCAGTGAAGCCCCTCCGGCATTCCGTTTAGCCACACCACAGATTGTCAGCGTCAAAGGTGCTTTCTGGTTTGTATCCAGATAATCAGTATTGTTAACAGAGATATAACCGTCAGCATTATTCAGAGAACCATTGATGACGGCCGGAGCGTTTTTGTTATAGGAGTTATAAGTGATATCAGGCGCTGGCTCTCCAAAATAATAACCAGCGAACGGTGTTGCACTGACATCCGGGAGCCCTACGAACCAGTTTGAAATAGTAAAGTCATCAAGGGTTTTCATCCCCGGTATGACGGGACCGTTCATATCAAGTAAAATGGCTGTAATAGGCATAATTACTCCTGAAAAAATTCTTTTTTGATTTTATTTGTCAATATATATGCGCCAAGAGAGCTCAGGTGCAAACCATCCTCCCAGGCCCCATTGCTGTTATCGTACGTTTTCGGGAATAGCTGATATCCACTAATGAAGTTGACGTTATACTCAACAGCCAGTTCACGCATGACAGCATCGTACTCTGACAGAGCTGGAGTACCAGTTGCATTACAGTGACCCGGTGACACCAGGCAAATACAGATGCCGGGCGTAGCTTCCCGAAACTTTGTAATTATTTCCACCAGTCCATTTTTATATTGCGTCGTCCCCTTGCTTAACCTGAAATCGTTTGTACCAAGGATGACGAACAACAAATCAATATCGAGATACTGTGCAACAGGTTTGATCCACTCAGAAAAATTAAAGAAATCACTTCCTATAGCCCCGCCATTCCCCATCCTTGAAACCGTTACGCCGGAACGCACAGCGCTGTTCTTTCCATACATCCCCAAAATGGATACAACCCCACTTCCCAGGCTCTGAATCGTTACGCTATGGGCTGTTGCGGATAGCCCACTGATATCGTGCTTTTTAGCTGCTCCGGTGTTCGCACCATTGACTGTTACAGGTGTGCCGCCATCAATTGTGATGGTAAACGAACCGGAACCATCATAATAGAAAACTGAAAGATCGGTTGCTGTAATACCGGTCCAGGCCAGAGACCCAACAGTATTGTTATTGTAATACCCATTCCCATCAGGTCCGCATCCATACGGTGGCGGGTTCGTGTTATTACTCCCTCCATCATATTTCGTAAAGTTTGTTGCAACGACAGGCGATATGCCAGCCATGACACCATCAGCGCGGTTAGAGCAACTTATCCAGGCCGGGTCTTTATATATCCCACCAAGAACATTAATTAATGATTGTGGGATCGTGTTTTTTTCGTTCCATGAGTCACCAAAAAATGCGGTATTAACACTCGCTGCCTGCCCACTGAAAACACGACCTTTTTTAAAGTTGAACTTATACTGGTCTCCTTCAATAAATGAACTGTCTGATTTTGCAGAAGCCCCACCGACAAGATTTAAGATATACTTTTCAATATTTGGCCCAAATCCATAACCGTCATACATGCCGTTATGGAACCATGCATAAACATTTCCATTTCTGTCGTGAACAAACGGAAAGTAATTTGGAGAGTAGTCTCCCTGGGGGAGAAATTTTTGTGCCCAGGCGTTAGGTACTGATTCAATGATGGTTCGTGCATTAGCGCCAAAATCAGCAACGTCCCAACGTCCGCCATCAAACCACGCGTAAACATTTCCGTTTCTGTCGAAAAAAACAGGAAACCATGTCGACAGGTATTGACCCGGGACGAGTCGCTGATTGAGCTTTTTGTCGATGGTTTCTTCTGAGGGCAACACATTCCCGGTGGGTACCAGTGTTCCGGCTTCATTTAAATACTCAATTGCTACTGCGTCGTCAGTGCTGCGGACATAGCAAACTGAGTTCACCGGTATCAGACCATTGTTCACGGCTGCCTGTGCTTCCGATAATGTCGAATAGGGTAATCCCAGCGCAGTAATACTTTTGCGGGCGTCTTCAGTAACCTGATCATTTTTCGCCATCATTCCGCGCCAGGTATCCAGCTCAACGCCAGCGCGATCCGGCTCAGTCAGCTCGGGCCCATTGACCAGCTTATCCAGACGCTCGGCGTTATCGAGCAGCACAGCGGGAGACGTGCTCCCCAGCTCCGGGTTAAAGGCCATGTTTTTTGCTCCAAAAAGAGGCTTCGCCCAAACGAGGGTTTGAGCGAAAGAGCGGAGCTTTTTACAATCAGCCATTTCAAAGGGTTACAACATGCTGATTGGCTATGCACGCGTCTCTACAGGGGATCAAAACCTCGATTTACAGAAAAACGCGCTGATCCGCGCAGAATGTGAGCTGGTTTTCGAGGATATGGCCAGCGGGAAGAATGCCCGACGGCCAGGGTTAAAGCGAGCGCTGCGGCGGCTCCGCCCGGGCGATGTGCTGGTGGTCTGGAAACTGGATCGGCTGGGCCGCAGCGTGCGCGATCTGATTACGCTCGTGTCGGAGCTGCAGGCTCGCGGGGTAAATTTCCGCAGTCTGACCGACAGCATCGATACCAGTACGCCAGCAGGTCGTTTTTTCTTCCACGTCATGAGCGCCCTGGCGGAAATGGAGCGCGAGCTGATCGTCGAGCGTACCCGCGCCGGGTTAGCCGCAGCGAGGGAGCAGGGGAGAGTCGGCGGCCGCCGCCGGGTAATGACCACTGAGGTTGTGGAGAGATGCCGCAGGATGCTGGAGAACGGTGCTACCAGGCAACAGGTAGCCGATGTGATAGGTGTGGATGTGAAGACGATCTATAAGTATTTACCAGCATCAAATTGA